TCCTGTCCCTCCAACCACCTTACATTGCGGGTTGACCACAGTTTGTCCTGCAAGAAAGGTCGTCTCCTGCATTAGTAGTATTTAGCGGATTTTCTATATATTAGCCTAAAGCCATAGTGAATTCGAAGAGAAGATTTTCAAATGTTTCTGCAGTAATGCTTTCGCCGCCGCCTGCAACAATGATCCATTCTGTGCCAGAATATATTTCCATTAAGCTGCGTTCGGTGTTCCAGCGTGTTTCACCTACTACAGCATTTGAGCCTCTGCCTGCTGTAGAGCCAGCTGGAATAACTAATCCTGTGCCGCCATCAAATTTAACATAACCAACACCTGTGCTAGTAAATTCAAATGCACCTGTGTTATAATGTTTAATAAAATCATTGACAATTTCTAAATCGTTAACAAGTATTTTAGGTGCTTTAAATCTATGTACTGCGGTTACTGTTCTTACAAACAGTTCATTGTTATACGAATATAAGTTAATATCTACATTCTCGCCTACGGGTACATTAACTTGATAATCTAAATTACCAGTTGTTTGATTATATGCATGAACAAAATCGTCGCCTGCGTTAGGATCTGCAGCATAAATGTAATTGTCGTCTGCATGCCAATTTCCTAACCCTGTATTAGGTCCTACGGTTTGGATTGTATTTAACACAGTCTGCGATGCAATGTCGTATATAACAAATTGTATATTATCGCTTCCTAAAGGCGCAATTTCTTCATGACGATACAATTTTCCTTTTCGTATCTGCATGTAATACATATACCAAGCGTTTCTAAATGGAGCATTTAATGTGTCTATAAGAGTAAAATCTTCTAACTCAAATATAAAAATTTGTCCATCATCCTTAGTAGAATATACTGCAAGATAATTTTCATCAGCTGCTATTGTATAACCGAACGAGTCGTTGTTAACTGGATCAGTTCTTGTAGGATGTGTAATTGTTCGAACAAGTTGCGGCGGATCTTGATACAAATCATAGACTCTTACACTGTCAATTTGAGTATCGCCAACCATAGATGCAAACGCATACCTATTATTAATAGCTGTAGTCCAACCAAGATCACTGCTACTGGTTGGTCCTGTAACACGTAATAACTGTTCTTGAGTTTCAACATTGTATATAATAATTGCGCCTCGTCCGCTAGGAGGTGTATTATATGCCCCTGCTATTAAAATATTATTTTCATTTAAAGATACAGATCCGCCGAATAGCTTAAGACTTTCATTTGCTGGGTCATAAATGGTGTACTGATAATCACCTTGGCGATTATAGATCATTACTTTACCGCCTAAATATGTATCTTCGTTGCTGCTAGGATCACCTATTGCAATGTATTCATCGTTGACTGCTATAGTTTGTTTACCATACGTTAAACTAGCATCTACCAGTGTTTCATTTGCTGTTAACTCTGCAACATATTGTGTGATAGTTTCTTCTGTTCTAAATTCTAGATCTGCATTTGAGTCTACAGTTGTAATTTCATTGTTATCTATTAACACACTATCTGCCTGTAGTCCGTGGAAGTTAACACTGTTAAAATCTATGTTTCCTACTTGTGTGCCGTTTACAGTAAATTCTAGATGATTGTTATTAGAATTTGCAATAACATTTGTAAGTCTATCTGCAGAATATAATTGATCAAATGTTTGTATGTTTGCGCCAAACCCTTCAAATAAATCATCGTCGGAATTGTATCTAATACTTCCTGCTTCTAAACTCCACTGTGCTGTGCTTCCTTGTGGTAATGGTAAACTATTTGTAGTATTAAGAGTAATAATTCCTGAATTAAAAATAATAGGATCTACATCTGTAAACATTGAAGTTTTAATTCTAATGTTTTCTAAGTTAACTGTACCCGATGCATTAGCTCTAAGTTCTAAATTACTATTAGATAGCGTAGTTGTAATTACATTGTCGAATAAATCAATATTTTCTAAATTAAATGTTTCACCGCTTACTCCGTTGACATTTAAACCTTCTAATGTTAGTATATTAGTTGTTAGATTAAAAGCGTCTAATGGTTCGTCTATTATTACTCTACCAGTACCAGTAGCTCTGAATTCTAAATCAGCATTAGTTGATGTACTGGTAATAACATTGTCATCAAATAATATTTCTTCTAGTTGCGCACCTTGTACAATATTTAAATCACCTGTAATGGTAAGATTTGTTACCGTTAAATCGCCTGTTTGAGTTCTATCACCAACGTGTGTAAGTGTACCATTTATGTTTGTAGAAACTAGTGTGGTATTATTTGCAACTGTCAAATCTTGATCTGCTTGTAGATTGTCAAAAACAACTTCGCCAGTTCCGCTTGCTTGAAGTTCTAAATTATTGTTACTAATAATACTGTTTGCATTTGGTGCAGTAGCTCCTACTTTCTCTATTTCGAACCTCCAAAATTCTTGGAATGATTCATTACCGTCATAGTAGTCTGGGTCAGTTGTTGTAATTAATTCACCACGATTCCATACCTGACCTTGGTAAGTTACAGTGTCTTGGGTGAATCTGCTAGAAATATATCCGCTACTACCTGTACTGCTAGTTACATAAGTTGCTATTAAATCTCCTTTATAGTATAGATATATGTAATGAGTCCAATTAGTTCCGCTGCCTCGTCTTTCATAAACCCATTGAGTTCTATTATCTGTTGTGTCGTTGTATACAAATCCTTCAAGTCCACCGCCTACTTGTACATCATCAACTAAAAATCTTTCTGCGGTGAAATTTTCAGCAGTTATATCTACAAGATTTAAATCTCCATCAACTGTGATGTTATTTGTTACTTGTGTATTTTCATCTAAAATAACATTACCAGAACCGTTGGCTTGTAATTGTAAATTATTATTTTCTAGATTTAAAATATCTTTACCTTGAGGCAAATATTTTATTGTATAATCTTGATTTACAGTGAATAATCCGTCGATATCTGCTTCGGTAATTCCTTGCGGATAAATTATATCTCCATCATAAAGTCTGTATGCTTGACTGCCATATGTTGCTACAGTAAAATTACTGTATGCTACTACTAAAGTGTCATTGGAGTCATACACAGCAAAACTAACAGCGTCAGTAACAAGACTAGATATATTATCTGTATCTTCATGTATAAGAAAAACATTTGCAGTTGTGTACCATTGAAAATCTCCCGGATCGTCAATACGCCACCAAGGCTGTGCTCTGTAAGTAATATCGACGTTAATAATAGCCGATTGTGGAACAGGTGAAGCAGTTATTACATTACCGGCAATGTTCACTTCGTGATTAAAATTACTTTGTACATTTAAGTCTTGTGTGACAGTTAAATTGTCTGTAGATAAGTTTCCAGTTTGAGTTCTATTACCTGCATGTGTTACCAGTCCGTTAATAACTACATCTTGTAAATCTGTTACACCATTTACACCTAATCCATTATCTATTTGTACATTGTTACTAGGAATATATATTCTGCCAGTTCCGTTCGCACGTAGTTCTAAATCTGCGTTTGTTTCTGTAGTAGTAATATAATTGTCGTTTATAGAAATGGTATCACCTACAAATTGTCCTATGTAAGCATTACCCCAGGCGTTTGTATCGCTACCTAAATTAAATCCGCTGTCGCTGCCAGGAATGATATCTTGTTCTATATCTGCGTTAAATGATACTTGATCTACTGCTGTATCACCTATGCTAATAACACTACCAGTTACATTAATATCTTGTAGAACTGTAGTATTACTTGATACATTTACATCACTTAACATATTAACAGTGTTTGTTAAACTTGTTAAGTCAATTGCTCCAGTCTTTGTACTAATTGTATTATTTTGAAATACAAATGGTGTTAAATCAATTTTATCTGCTGCAAGTATAGTAGCATTAGAACCGTCCGAAATAGTTATAGTATTACCGTTTTCTAAACTAATAGTATCTAAAGCAAATGTTGTGTTTCCAGTTTCAACATCAACAACAAAACGCTCGCCTACACGATAGTTTCCTAATACGTCTGTACTAGTAAAATAAACTTTACCATTGTTTAATTCTTCAGTTTCATTTTCTTGTATAGTAAGAGTAGGATCATTAGTTACACTCTTTCCGCTACCAACATAGGAAAAGTTATGTCCTACCAAATAAATTATTACATCATTGCCGTCTGCAACAACACCTTTATTACCGTAGATTGTTGCAGAGCCTATGCTTCTTACTTCTGCACCATATTCTACAGTACTTCCGTCAACACTTAGATGTCCTGTTGTTCCGTTTTTGGCGTATAATGCTCTGTCAGCGAAATATGTAAATGAATTTAACCACTCAACTCTAACTCCATTTGTCATTGTAATACAATCAACGCCAGGAGTAATGAATGTCACTGAATGGAACAACATACTTGCGTGTTCGCTGTTTGGATCTACTGCGGCACCATCTATTAACGCCCCTCGTCCAGCATCTCCACTGTCAAAACCTCTTGGATCTGCTGCACTTAATTGTGCTCCTTTAGTAATTACAGTAACGTTCCTAATATAAGGAGATCTAGAAGTAATAATAGCCCCAGGGGCAAAACGGAAGGCATAGCCTGTGTCATTTACAATGTCATAATAAAAATTTTGTATACTTAGGTTTTCAATTGTTGTTTCGCCGTTAAGCAAAAATGCATCTTGATCGTAACTACTTGTATCAGGATAGATAATTGTATTTCTAATATCTGTACCTGTAATAGTTGTGTTTGCAGGGACAGTAAGTGGAAATTCTTCTTGATATTCACCGGGGAAAATATAAATTTGTGCAGGTAAACTACTTGTATCTGCTTGCTCTAAGGCACGTTTAAGTGTAGCAACAGGTTTTTGTTGATGATCTCCTGAGTTTGCATCGTCTCCGTTAACAGCAACATAATAAATATTTCCTTGTCCTGTTCCTAGATCCACGCCTCCTAGATTTACAACAGCAGATGCAATATCTTGACCATTCAAAAGTACAGTATGTACTTCTCCCCAAGTCTTACCTTCTTTACCTAAGTCGTATTTTAAATCTTGGTTAGGATTAACATTGTCATTTACATCTGCGTTAAACGCAACAGTGTCGACTGAACTATCATCACCAAATACAATATTACCTTCTAGAGTAATATCACCTGTAGCATGTAAACTCCCGTCAATAAATGTATCATCTAATAGATGAATAATACCTGTTCCAGCTGTGTTTATATTAACATCGCCGTCTGATATAGTTGACTTAATAGCATTACCTTGTATAGCATGGTCGCCTAAAACACTGTCTCCGGGTATTGTTAAAGTTTCTTTATCTATAAAGTCACTATAGTTAACACTAACATCGCCTGTTACTGTTGTACTTCCTGTTTGGTTAACTGTGTTTAAATTTATATTTGCAAAATCTGCAATAGGATCTAGTGCTGTAAAATTTTGATCTGTTTTTAAATAATCGAATATAACTTTGCCTGCACCGCTGGCTGCTAGTTCTAGATCTGCATTTGAGCTATTAACGTCTATAAAATTATCATCGATTATCCAATCATTTAATAAAAATCTTCCTGCCTGTACATTACCTGATGCATTCAGCGACGTTGCAGATATAGCATCTAGTTGTATACCAGCATATGCTTCTGCATCTGAAAGTATTCGTACTTCGCCAGCGCCGTTTGCAGAAAATTCTAAATCTGTATTAGTATTATATGTAGAAACTGTATTGTTATTGATATTAATTTGCGGAGTAGTTAAAGAATTAATATCAACATTATTAGCAGTAAATGTTAAAGGACTGCTTCCGAGATTGATTATTTTATTACCGTTTATGCTAACATTACCAAGTAATGCAGTATCTGCTAGATGAGTAGTTGCAGATAAAGTTCCTGTAACATTAATAGCTGCATCGGGGTCGTTAGAGGAACGATTAACACCTATCTTATTATCAATAACATTAATATATAAGAGAGGTGTATCACCGTTTTGATTCTTAAATGAAAGATTCGCAATTGAATCTTGTACTAGATCTTTTCTTTGAAGATTTTCTTGTAGGACTGGCCCGCCAATCCTACCTATTCCCTGTGCCATCAACTACTCTCCTGACACAGTATTTATTAGTTTAACTTTCGATAAACTTAACACGCATAGAGCCTGGACCGCCACGATATCCTGAATCTCTTTCAGCATTACATGGAACACCTGCTGGTGCTCCCATGCCGTAAGGTAGGAGATATCCACAAGCCTGTGTTTCGTAACAACCGCAACTTCTTGTAGATGCCCAGCATGCTGCCTGCCAGGTACCTGTTCCAGGAGATCTGTTTAAACCGTTTAATCCGTGTACTACTTGATAAATTACACTTCCTGCACTTCGTGAAAAACTATTGTCTAATTCTGATCCACTTGTTGACGTTCCGCCGTTTTGTGAAAACGTGTAAGGTGCTGTAGCAATATGGTGTTGCCAGTGGCAAACATCGCAAGGACTACTAGAATTTAAAGTTAAACAACTTATTCTGCCCGGAGCATTGACGTCTCCACCGTATGCTTGAGCCATCCAGCCTGATCCATCGGCACATAAATTACAAAGTGTGCCACAACCGTCACCGCGAGTGGTTGCACAGAAACATTGCGCTAAACAACAAAATATCGGACAAAGGTGTGAACAAGTTGACATGCCGCCACGTCCGCCTTCGGCACACATACAACCCCAACCTGGATTACAATTACCACAACAATCCATGTTATATATTACACAAGTTGCTGTTGAGCATCCTTTAAAATCAGCATTAGAATTTGCACATGCTTCACCTAACCAACCACAAATCATTGCGCCTTGATTTATACTAAATGTTTTTCTAGCATACGCTCCGCTGTTTCCGCCGAAACCGCCACCGCAACAACACATTTTTGGTCCCGATCCGCCAGCTCCCCAAATTTCTAATACTACTGTTCCGTTACTAGGAGCACAAAATCTAGGACCGCAACACATGTTATGACAATTATCGCCCAATGTGTATGAAAAAATCTTGCCTTTTTCAAGATTATTTTCTTCAATTTCTAAATTTTTGCTGCCTAATAATTTTTTAAGCGATGCCATGTTGTTCTCCTACCATGATATTGTATTTATTATTTGTCAAAATTATGATACACTCTAATGTTTGTTCCAAAAGGCGGATCACTGGTAAATTGTATATAATATCCTGCATCATTATATGGAGCATTGTTCCCTTCAAATGCTCCGCCCGTTGTTACTTCTGCTTGTGTTCTAATATTATAATGATCACCACTTACTTGCCAAACGTTACCTAAAATTACTACTATTCCGTCTGTGTTAGGAACAAAATTAGCAGTTCCGGTTCCGTCGTCTAATGGACCATACACATCATCGCCATTACCGACATAATTTTGTCTAGTAATAGTAGTTGGTTCTTTGTATCTAATATTTCTCCAAGCAGAATTTTGATATGCTTCTAGTTCACTTGTAGTAGAATTATAACGAATCATTCCTTCTACAGGAACATTAGAACGTTCTGTTGTAGTCCCAGTAGGTGCAACAACAGCGTTTGTACTTACTAAATCAATTCTATCAGATACAGGCTCTACATTTACACCAACTTTTCTATTTCTAAGTCCGCCAAAAAATCTAGAATCTGTAGTCTGTGATTTAACTAAACGCATATTATACTTCCAAATAACTCACTGTTGCTGATAATACATCAGGACTTTCACCTTGGATAATTAATCTGTCACCTTCTTCTAATACAACTTTTTCACTGTCAAAGGTAAATGTTTCACCAGCAGGTAATTCTACTGTATTTAAAACTAAATTTTGATTTCCTGCTGTTTGTCCGTTTGGAACAAGAAACATGTCAAAGTTAGTTACATTTGCTTCTGGAGCTAACGGATTTGGTATTGCAGTATTACATACTAGTACCGTTAAAATAGCGTAACTTTTTCCTGCAGGAACATCTACTAATGTTACTGGATCTACGCCAAATGCTGCATTTTGAATAGCCATATTGTTTCCTAAAATATCATACTTAATAATAGTGATCTGTTTTTACTTACGAGCTCGTCAGTGTTATCACTATCGTCTACGTAATATAGTCCTGTATCTCCTGGTCCAGGGGTCTCTACATATAATTTTAATCCGTTAGCGGGAGAACTCGGTGTTGACGCTGATGTTTTGATAACAAGTGTATCATCAACTATAACACTTCCTGTACCCCAGGTACGCAACTCTATATCTGCATTACTATTTAGAGTTTCAATTTTTGTACCTTCAATTTTTAAATCCGTTAATTCTAATCTGTCATTATAAAATTCAGCAACTAAATTATTATCTATGCCTACTTTTACTACACTTGCAGAACCTGTAACTTCAAAATCATCTGCTTCTACAAATGTTGGTGTAATTACACCTTCTGCAATTCGTGCTTGGAATACTCCTGCAAAATAAGATGTAACATAATCTATTACGCCTTTTGCATTAGGAATAAAATCTGGATCTTCAGCACCGTTATATGCTCCGCCTGCAAGATTAATAGTGTTTGTTGCAGGAATGTACTCAAATACATTACGTTCGTAATTACTCGCGCCATTTACACTTATTACTCCAGTGCCTGAATTAATAAGATATAAATTTCCGCCAGCAGTGTCTATAGCAGTAGTTCTTAAACCTACAGTATTTCCGTTTGCTAATTTTAAATGAAATGCACCATTTACACTAGTTTGTGATACAGGGTCTTGCCACGTTATACTTTCATCAAATAGTATTTGTGCATCTGATACACTACCTCTATCTATCTGTATTCCGCTTGTACCTAGAGTAACACCTGTACCAGTTTCGCCGTAGTTAAGAGTAATTATGTTATCATTAATGTCTGTATCTGTAGTATTTAGATATGATTGTGTACCACTTACTACAAGATTACCAGTAACATAAACAGTTCCTTGAACAAGACCTGTGTCAAGAGTAATTGTTCCGCCTTCTTGGACGGTTAATTTATAATCACCACCTGGTACGTTTACATACTTAGACATTTATAATCCTTAAACTAGGGGCCTAAGCCCCTATTACTTTAGATAGCTGTTAGGATAACAATTGATTCTGTAGAATCGTCTTCAATAGTCCATGTGTAGACATTGTTGTCGAAATCCACTGCTTTATGTCCTGTTACCTTTTTAAGGGTAATTCTATTACCAGTTCCGTCTGAGCCAAACATTACCATTTCGCCTTCTGTTAACGAAGCAGTAGCTTTATTAACTAAACGGCAATCAAGTGTAGTTGTTCCGTCAGTTACTTTAAACTTATTAGTACCTTTTTGTGCAACAATGTATCCAGTGTCTACAGCACCGTTACCTGTGTTACATTCTACACGAAAGTTATTTTCTGTTTCTGATCCTACTACACGTTGATTTGGTGTTTCTGGATCACCTAAGTATCTTTTATTTAATGGACGTCCCATTTGTTTTCTCCTTTATAGAAGTCCGATGCGGGTTCTAGCCGCTACGCTGTGGGTACAGCATAAGTCCGCCTTGCGGCACACTATCTGACAAATGTATTTATCTTTTACAAGATATAAAAAAAGGGTGACCGAAGCCACCCTTAAATTTTAATTACCTAAGTAACTATTAGCTGAACGATACGTTACCGTTAGTAATAGCAACATTTGCTAGGTAATCAGCAGCGTTACCTAAAGATGACGCTGTATTTGATAGTTCTACATAACCATAACGTGTCATGAACGAAACTGTTGGTTCGAACGTAGTTGGGTTTAGAACCACACCACTTGACATTAATGGAATGTATGGGCAGTAGAATGCTGCCGCGTCTGATTCTGAAGTACCTTTGTAACCAACAAGTACGTTAGTAGAATCAGCTGCATATGTATCAACATATACTTTCATTGCGTTGTTTAGTGTACCAACAAACTTAGTGTTAGTTGGAGCTTCGAAAGCACCTTCAGTTGTTCTTGCGAACGCTGAAGTAGTTGCTGACTGAAGGATAGTTAACGCTAATGGTGATACAACAGCGAAGTTACCAGCACCGCGACGTGTACGTTGAGCGATGATGTTAGCTGCACGGTTGATCTGAACAGCTAGAGCAGCGTGTTCGTCACCAACGAAAGTAGCTGTACCACTTACAGCCGCTTGGTTGTAAGTTTCAACTGCGTTACCAGCTAGGCTACGTAGTGAGTGTAGTACTTCCTGGTCAATTTCAGCAGTAATTTCTTGTGCTAGTGCAGCCATGATTTCAGCTTCAACATCGATGCCGTGCATTGACTGTGCGTCTTGCGCAGCTTCAAAAGTCCACTGTGCGCTTAACTTACGAGTCTTAGCTTCGACTGTTTGCTTTAAGATCTGGATGCTTAGTCTGTTACCAGCAGCACCTTCTAATGTAGCTGTAGAAGCAGCTTTACCTGCATCTGATCCAGCTTCGTCACCTGAATATCCAAGTGCAATCTTGAATGGTGATAATGCTTCCTCACCTGCTGTAGCGTCATCAGCAGTATCGCTGTAACGTACACGTAGTGTGTGAATTTGTCCTACAGGACCAGTCATTGGTTGTACGCCAACTAATTCGTTAGCAATTACTGTAGGCATAACACGTCTGATTACAGGAAGGATTACGCGGTTTAATGTTGCAACGTTACCAGCAGAAGTAGCACCTGCAGTTGCACTTTCTGACAAATACTTACGTGTATTCTCAAGTGTCGCAGCCATAACAGACTTCTTTGTGCCTTGTAGGCCTTCTAGAAGTGCGCTTTTCGTTTCCTGCCAGCGACTTTCTAATAGTTCTGACATTTTATTCTCCTTAATTAAGTCCAGCTAGTCGACGGATGCTGATTACATTCTCGTCAACTGTGTCAGTTGTTTTTGTTTCTCTATTGCCTGTTACTTCTTTGCCTTCTGTTAATTGTGCCTTCTGCTTTGCTGGAGTTTTACCATCAATTACTGCTGGTAGATACTTGTCAAACGCTGTTTTTAATTTAGGCGTTTGGACTGATTCCAGTAAATCTGTCATAATTTCACGCTGATGCTTGCTTAATGGAGCAAGTAACTCGTGCATTGTGTCTTTTCTTTGAGCATTTTCTGCAAGTTTCTTAAGCTCAGCTTCTTTGCTTTCAACAAGAGCTTGTTTTTCTTGTTCAGCTGCTTTTGCTTCAGCTAACTGCTTGTCTTTAAGTTCTACTACTTTTAATAGTTTAGCAGTTTCACTCTTTTCATTTAACAAACTGTTAGTATATTCACCTGCGAATGCTTCAAAAACTCTACGTCCAAAATCATTTTGGCGGGCAGTTTCGATATCTTCTTTAAGTTGTCCAATTTCTCTATTGAGTTGCTTGTCAACTGTTTCAGATACAAGAGCTGCACTTTGCTTAACAAAACTCTTTTTAATTTCGTTAAACTGTGATTTTGCTTCTCTAACTAAACGTACCTTTGTTTCAGCTAGATCTTTCTTATCTTCGTAGAACTCTGCAATTTCTTTAGCTAGTGCTTCTACCACAAATTCCTCTAGGTTAGCAAACTTAGTAGCCATTGCCTTTTGGTCTTCATGTAATTCGCCAACTTCTTTGCCTAATTGATTCAAGACAAATGTTTTAAGTAGGTCAGCATTTTCACGCATTGCAACAGCATATTTTGCTTTTGCTTCTGCTAATTGATTACGGTCTTCAGCAAATTCTTCAATTTCACTTTGTAGCTTTTCGCTCACTAGTGAATCAAGAGCTTCAACCATAGTCTGCTTGTCATGCTCATACTTTTTAGCAAATTCTTCACGAAGTTCAGCAGTTACCGCTTGACGATTTTCTTTAATCTTAGCGTCCCATGCTTCTTCGATACTCGCACGAACTTCTTCAGAAACAACATCGTTCTCAAAAAGTGTTTTCAGTGCATCCAACATATTATTCTCCTCGTTATTGGAGTTTGTTGATTATATTAATCAACGATTGTTCTAAGTATTTTTGTGCCTTTGGATCTTCTTTAGTTGCCTGTGCTAGTTCATAAGCCTTCATTCCACCTCTCGCATTCATGAGATGCTCATAAATTGGAGTTGGATATGCACCCGGAGCAGATGGCTGTGCCACTACATCCACGGTAATAATTTCGAATCCGGAAACGTCGCCGTCTCCGTTAACCTCACCAGATCCCCTAGATGAAACACCTAATTTAACTCCGGATTGTACCATTGTTTGCACTAGTTGTCCCATAGGGGTTGGTAAGATCTTTAACTTGCCATAGCCATTTGGGCCATCCATCCACATTTCTGTGATCATATGACTTACTCTGTCTAGGTTAATATTAAGGCCTTCTGGATGATCTACTTCGCCGAGAACACTGTAACCTCCGCTAATTTGATCGTTGAGAGTTTTGACAGCCCTGCCAATTTCGTCTACAGGATACACTCGTTGATTAGCGTTGCGAATGCCACCTTGAATGACAATACCTTTCATATAAAGGTCTTTGCCTTCGTTTTGTGACTCAACCACAATACCTGCCTGGTCGAATGTCAAATGCTCTCGTAAAAAGTTCATCCTTGGTCCTTTTTATTAGCTGCCAATAGTAGACTTAGCGTTTGCGCCGTTGTCACCACCGCTTTGCTTTTTCTCAGCGCCATGTCCTTTAGTGCTACTCATTTTCGTAGCTTTGTTTCCGCCTGGCTTGTTAGTTTGCTTACTAGCCTCTGGATGTTCTTTAGGATTAATGTCACCAAGACCTGCGTGATCACCTGCTTCATTATCTTTACCTTGGTTTAGATTAGATGCTGTGCCACCCATATCATTTTTGCCAGCTACTGGTGATTTTGCATTTGCACCATTGTCGCCGCCAATATTCTCACCGAAGCCGCCTTTTACCATTGTTGCATATTCGCGCATCATTTCAGCAGCTGACTTTTGTACTGATTCGTCAACTTCCTCTTCTGAAGCTTCTTCAACTTCTTCGTCGCTTGCTTCTTCGACTTCTTCGTCGTCTGATTCAAAAGCAAATGACTCTTCTTCAGGCTCTTCTTCGCCTTCTTCGTCTTCTTCGTCTTCGCCTTTGCCTTGTTCAGCTTCTAATTCTGCAAACGCTTGCTGTAAAGCGTTAAGTGCGTCTTCTAGGTCGTCCATAGCGTCGTCGCCTTCGCCTTCTTCTTCGTCACCCATTGGACCTAGGTCCATGTCGTCTGCGTCTCCGCCCATGTCGCCCATTGGGTCCATGTCGTCATCAGCTTCAACTTCAAATTCTTCTAGATCAAAGCCTTCGTCAACTTCTTCGTCTGATGATTCATCAACTTCTTCGTCAGTAGCTTCATCTACTTCTTCGTCTGATGATTCTTCAACTTCTTCGTCAGTTGCTTCTTCAACTTCTTCATCTTCTTCGATATCACTTTCTAGCATAGTAGCATAGATTTCGCGTGATTTTTCTACCACGATTTCGTGGAATAGTTCTTCTGCTGCTGCTTTGTCTTCGTTGACAAGTAGCTCAAGCATTTCTTCAAACTTGTTACGATCAGTCATAATATTCTCCTGTATAATATAAAATTTTTACCTATGGTAAGGCTGTCATTACTATTTAACATTTATACAGAAATGTACGTAGATATAGGCTCATTTTGAGCCATTTTTTGTAGGAACTAGGATCTTGCAGGGTTTAGCCCGAATTTTTCCATGAAATCGTCAATTTTCATGTGTGTAAGATTGCCTAGTTTTGTTAATGGTTCAGGTATAAAACATTCTTTGTTTGTTACTCGTATATATCTCTTTTGTGGATTTTTTTGTATTACAATACCAGTTTGACGTAACCAATTTCCGTAATAAGTTGCTTTATCTGTAGATTTTTTATAATTGTTTGTGTTAGCAAATATATTGTTTACTTTATCGTCTATTCCTTTGTAATCAAATCCTAGTATATAAATTTCTTCTTTTTCATGACTACTTGCTAGATGTAATGCAGTTGGTCCTGAACTCCATCCTAGACTAGGCTCAAAAAAGTTTAATCTTTTAAACTTTGTATATGCTTTGTTAAAATTTGTATAAACATGATTTTGTTGTTGATAGCCGGTTTTAGCAATTTCTAAAACCATTTTAGTATCAACAGCAACTAGATAATGCGGACGATGTGTTCTATATACAGCATTACACGCATAAACTGTTCCTAATTTTAACAAATCATTTATTTCTACAGGTGCTCTACTTGTTCCGTTTCCTAGTACAAATCCAATAGGACTTTCAAAATTGTCTAATGGTTTAATAATACGGTTTGGAGTAGACTGCGGAGGAGTTACTAATTCAGTAACTTCTACAAGTTTTTGTTGTTTGTCTTTTCGACGCTGTTCCATTAGACGAGCAGCTTCTTCTTTTGAATAGAGACTTTTATCTATTTTGGGCATGTTTACACTGTTTCAGCGTTTGCGGCAATTCCGTACATTTGCTTGATAAAAGAAAGATCCTTTGCTTTCATTTCTTTGTGTGCTTCAGCAGCTTTACGAGCTTTGTTTATTTGTCTAAGAGTAAGACGTGTTTTTCTTTTATCAGATTTATCAAGCACAGAACTATCTGAAGAAGGATCGTAAAACTTATCTTCCTCAGTTTCTAGAGTAGTTTGGTCAATGTAAAAGAATTCTCTTAAAATCATAATAGTATTTATTCCGTAGGAGGTGCTGTTGGTGCTACTTCTGCATCAGTTGCCGATGTTGGTCCTTCGCCTTCGCCGCCTGACATAGTATCTGCATCAGGAACTACTTCTTCTGCTCCGCCTATATCTGCATCAATTCCTGCGCCACTAATACCAGCAGAGCGCATTTCTCCACTTATGTCAGCATCTGGCGGAACTAAATTTTCATCGTTTTCTTCACGCCATAGACGTTCGTTTTCTGCAAGTTCTTCTTCTGATAATCCTAAGAAACGCTTCATAGCAAAGCGATTAGAAATAAATGGAATACTCGCCATTGTTTGGAATGTAGGAATTCTAGCATTATCAATTTCACTTTGTCTATATGCAGCAAAGTTCTGTGGTGGCTGGAAAGCTAGATCAAACATTGACGTATCAATGTTTACACCTTTTTCTAGTAGATAACGCTTAAACTCTTGATTAAATTCTTCTACTAAAAGAGTTTGAAGACGTTCACAATAAGTGTTAAACCGTAGTTCTTGAATATATGCTGTACCTACTCTGCCGTCGTTGTACTGAGCTGCTGAATCATCAGCTCCTGTAGGGAGATAACTGGAAGGTATTCGTAAACCGCGTACGAGCTTATTAGTAAAATATCTAAGATCATCAATCTCTCCTAGGTTAGTGCCGCCTGGTAGTGTTTCTACTTTAGAACCACGCCCTTCAGCTGTTTGTGGGAAGAAGTAATCTTCATTGATTGACAGGGGATTATACGAACTGTCTACAACATTCTGGCCTCCCCCTGTTGCCGATGGGATTCGTCTTTGATGAATTTCCGTTTTAACACGCTCCACAAACTGCATAGCAAGGTGTGAAGGCATGTTACCCACATCAATGTAGAATACTCTTCTTTCTGGAGCTCTTTGGACACGATAGATAATGATCGCATCTTCAAGCAATTCTTTTTGTTTGAATACTTTAAATACTGTTTCTAATAATGAATTACCGAACGGGAAGTTGTTATCTAATCCTTCTGACAGACTTAGATGTACCATATGCTTTGCATCTACTGCTATTTCGTTTTCTTCTCTTTGGAAACGACTACCCTGTGTGCTGTGTTGTTGTCCGCCGGTCATTCCGCGAACGCCACCTGTTAAATATCCGTCGCCGCCACCTGTAACATTACCATTTGTTTGATATGGTGTTGTAGCAACCATATCTCTAAAATTCATATTAAAGTTTTTAATAATATACTGCTCAGGTTCTTTGCCTTCGCTTTCATTTACAATAATACTAGTTACATTTGCAGGATCTACGTGATACCATTTTTTATTTTCAGGATCACGAATAAAGAATCCGTCACCGTACTTGAAAATATTACGGAATATACGAAACATTCTAGTTTCAAACTTTTGTATTTTACACCATTGCTGTAGATATTGCTGGATAATAGTTACTTCAGAATTAGTTGCTTCTTTTTTAAAGTCTATGATAAAGTTTGTTTTATTTCTTTTGTTTTGTTGTGTGCAGAATTCAGCAAGAATATCAAGAGCAGCATTTACTTCTGAATCTAAATCCATTGTATTGTATTGTCCGTAACGCTCAACACGATTAGGTGAGCCTACGTAAACATCTGGAAGATATGATGAATAATTCGTTTGTGCAGGTCCTGGCTGAACGCCTGAAGCTCTACCGCCCATTGGACTGTACGATCCTGATGTATTATTTCCTGTTGGTACAGGTGTAAAGTATTTTTTCCAGCTCATTATTTTATTGGACTGTGTTGCCCATTCCTTCTGTTGCTCTTAGTTGTCTGCGTCCAGTGTTATTCATTTGTTGCAAGGTTTGTAGAACCATCATCATAGTGTTATTTAACTCATCTAGCTTGTCTGAACGTCCACCTCCGGTTACATTTTGCAGTAAATCTGCAGCTGCAACGCCGGTACCACCTCCAAGTATACCTTCATTGTCTTCAGCTAATTCGTCATTTAATTTATTCAACGCTTCAACTAGTTCTTCTATAGCTTCAGTATAACTTATAATTGGCGTTGTGTCAAGATCATTTGTTACTCCTGACAAGGCTTCTAATCCTGTGCCTACATCTCTAATGTTGCTAACTGCTTGCATATTAGCAGATTCAAATTTATTAACACCTTCAATTAAACTGTCAAATGGAGAACCTGATCCAAAGAATTTTGCTATTTTATCAAATACATTGTTACCAATTAAGAATAAAAGTGCAGGACCTAAATCGCCTAGTGCATCTGTAATAGTCTTAATATTATCAGCACCTTGTATTTTAGACATTTGCTCCATAGCATCTGCTACTTTAAGCAAGCCGTCTCCTACACTATCTACACCGTCTCCTACTAGTTTAACTGCTGCACCTGATGCTAGCACTAATCCGCCAACAACTGCTGCTCCAGCCATAACCTGCGGAGCACCAAACCCTGCAAGAACTGTTGCAAATGCTTTAAATGCCACATAAACTGCACCACCTGTGCCTAATATACCTGCAATAGTTAACCCAGCAGTTTCTAATAGTGTCAAGTCTCCAAAAATTGCACCTACTAATCCTTCGTCTTTTTGACCTTGTTCTTTAGCAAGTTCTGTTTTTTTAGCGTTCAAATGATCAATTTGTTTTGTTAATTGTTGTATTTTTCCAGCCGCTTTTTCTGCTTCTTCTCCTGACAAGTTGCCTGCAATAATATTTTCTTGTAGAGATAATCGTTCTGTTTCTAACTTTGATACTGTAGTTTCTGTTTCTTTGATTTTTTGTGTGTTGTCTAAAGGTTTGTCAGAGCCAAAGATAAACTGTTTTATCATATCACCGAGACCACTAAATGCATCTGAAACATACATTTTAATTGTTTCAACTAAACCCAAGGCTTTAACATCTGCAACAAATCCGCTGATAAAATCTCCTACTACGCCTACTGCTTCTCGAACAGTGTCAATACCGTCTGGACCTGTAAAGAAATCAACAATGTCATTCAGCATGTATTCTAGACTTTGGAATATACCGCTTTCGATTAATGTACCTAAAATTACATTACGGGCTTGTGTTATTCTTCTTTCGAAGTCTAGCAAGCCTTGATTACCTCTTGTAGCTGCATCTAGTTGCTGTTGTTGAGCTGTAGTAAGATCTTTACCTACATTGTCTAACCCAATTAACATTGCCTCTACTTCAGCTATAGGAACACCTAGTGCAATTAATTGTGATCTAAATCTAGCCTGCTCAATTGAACTTGCTCCTATACGTCTTGCTGTCTTTCTAACTTCTTCGGCATACTGCTCTTGTGTAACCGTTCCGTCCGACAGACCTTTTGCCATGCTTCTAAGACTTGGATTAATAACAGCTAACGCCTTTGCTTGATCTGAAATAGGTACACCTGATGTTCCAATAAGTTCTGTAACAATGTTTTGCAAGTCTGGACTTGCGCCTTTTAACAAAGACAATGTTCCGTCAATCTGTGCTTTTACTGCGGGATCTAATGCTGATAACAGAGCTTTAAGTCTTCTATCGTCTGCAAATTCTTTAAGTTCTGCGGCAACTTGTTCTCTACGTTTACCAGTTACTTTTGCTAGTCTATCTAGTTGTTCGATAAACACAGCAGTTCCTTGAGTAAGCTGAAAATTATCCATGCGTTGCGATCTGCCTAGGCGTGTTTGAAGTTCTAAATAATCTGCTGTAAATTGCGCAGTTTCTTCCATGGTCATGCCGAGTGCGCTAAATCTAGGTCCAAACTCTCTTTGCAAATTGCCACTTATTTCTGTAAATGCTCTGGCGGCACTGGTTGATCCTCCAGTCATAAGTGCGAGAGCATCTGCATTGTTTGTTAAAACATTAGTAAATGTATCTAATGACAGTCCTGCTTTTGTTGCTTGTAATTGTGCATTAAACAAACTTCCGCCGAAGTCTGTACCTACATTTGTTAGTTCTCGGAAGTTATCAATGTTGCTGTCAATTGTAGAAACTAATAGTTGTATACTTCCGCCTAGCAGTCCACCGATATAAGGTATTTCTTGAATAAGACCTGTGATGTGACTAGTAAAATCACTGATACGCATACCACCTACAAGAACTTCTTCAGTAAATCCTCCTATAGCATTGCCTATTTTTTCCCAGCCACTTATTTTTTCACTAGCATTATCTGCAGAATCTGCAAGATTGTCTAGACTGTCGCCTGCTTTATTAGATTTGTTTCCTAGATCTTTAAGTGCTTCCCTAGCTTGGCTAGCATCGCCAGAAGAAATCTTTGCAAGAGCTTCGACAGCTTTAACGAGTTCGAGCATTGTGGTTTCGGTGGCAGCATCGTTGAGTACTACTTCGTCATTTCCGATTGTGCCTTTTACTGGACCAGCCATATTATACAAATCCCATTAAGTGCGCATATAAATATATTAGATACATACGATTGTAATGTATTTATACGGAGTTAAATCAATGGATCAGCAAACTAATCCTTTACAGAAATATTATAGACAGCCTAAAATTTATCTAACCTTGCCTAGCAAAGGAAAATATTATCCACAAGGCAGTTTAGATTTTCTACCAACAGGTGAACATCCTGTTTACCCAATGACTGCAAAGGATGAGCTTTCATTTAAAACTCCTGATGCGTTGTTAAATGGTCAAGCAACTGTTGATGTTATACAATCGTGTATTCCGTCAATTAAAAATGCTTGGGACTTGCCTACCTTAGATTTAGATGCAGTTCTTATTGCAATCCGAATTGCTACATTTGGTGAACAGATGGACATGAATATTAATGTACCTAACACTGACATAGAAAAAGGATTTTCAGTTGATCTAAGAATTTTACTAGGACAGTTTGGTAATATTGATTTTGAAGATACTGTTCAACTTGGTCAGTTTACAGTAAAATTAAAACCGTTGACTTATAAAGATTTTACCGATCAGGCAATGAAAAGTTTCGAAGAACAGCGAGTATTTGCTCTAGTAAATGATCAAAGCATAGAAGAAGAACAAAAACTAGCAGTGTTTAGACAGAGTTTTAAAAAACTTACAGAGTTAAACATTGGTACAGTAGTAAAAAGTATTCAAAGCATCGAAGTTGACGGAGAGATTGTTACCGATCGTAATATGATAGAAGACTTTGTTGCAAATTGCGAACAAAGTTTTTTCAAAGGCATATTAGATCATTTAGATTCACAAAAGAAAAAATTCCAAATACAACCAATGCAAGTACAAGCTGACGAAGAAGAAATTGCACAAGGAGCACCAGAAACATTTGATGTTCCTATTGTATTTGATCAAGCACATTTTTTCGCATAAGGATCTTGACCTGGCCGACTGAGCGAATTTTAGAAGAAGTCAAGGTCCTAGAACAACAAACTAAAAATTTTAAACTAGAACTTTATCGTATGAGTTGGTATATGCGAGGGAGTTTAAGTTTAGATGACATTTATTTCTTGTCAATGGAAGAAAGAGAAATTATAGGTCAGTTAGTTAAAGAAAACTTGGAGACCACTAAGAAAAGTGGTCTACCATTCTATTAAGCCTTTTGCGAATCTGCAGCTAACTTTTTAGTCATCTGAATAAATCTATTTCTAAGTTGCGGATCACTCATAATAGATTGTAATGGTTCAACAAACGGAGCTAGTTCTTTTGCAAGTGCTGCAGGAATGGCTTCACCTTTTGCTAGTTTTTCCATGCCTTTGGCAGTTCTTTCAGGACTACCTTTTACACCCATTTGCTGACCAGTAGTTCTTATACCTTGCTTAGTTTTATTTGCATCTGGTGCGTATTTTGCTTTGGCTACGTCTCCAGGACCGGTTATACCTAATCCTTTCTTAGAAAGTTGTACGATAATTCCCTGAATATCACTGGGCTTTAGCGGAGCTTCAAATACAATGGTTTCATACATGCTATCTTTTGCAACAATAGGATTATTAGCATCAGGTTTAATAGGAGCAGCACCTTTCATAGCTTTGCCTACTGCTTGTGCGCCTTTCTTAACAGCACCGCCAATGGCTTTACCCATACCTCCTAGTTTACGAGACATACTTGGATTATCACGAATAGCTTGGATAATTTCTTTTTCACTCTTAATAGGAAGACCAACTTGTTTCATAAATTGGAACAATGATTTAGTATCAGGTGTTTTTACATTAGAGCTTTTAACCCAATCAAGGTATGCTTTAGTAAGACGTTTTGCATCTTTTTCCATATCGATCTTAGTAGCAGCAACTGTACTACCAAATGTTCTTTTAATATAATCTAAGGGATTTGCTTCATCTAATTTTTTTGATTCTACTAATATGTCATAAACTTGCATTGTATTACTCCTAATGTATTATTTATACGAGAAATGAGCTAACGCTCATTTAGTTTTCGCTATCGCTCAAACTAACTTACTTCGTATATAAAACAACAGCGAGCGTTAGCGAAGCTGTTTTAGTACTCATGTAGATTATGTTTGGTCAGACGGAACCTGTTACGGTTCCATCAAAAAAATTCTCATGTGAGTTAAGCTCTGCCGAGACTCGGAAATAGGTGTTTGTTATACTGCTACACAATGGGCTCTGACCTTTCCCAACCTACGTCGACATTATGTACTATATAGAGTGCATAAGACGCTCTTATGCTTTCTGTATAATACATTACCTCCCGCCTCGTTCCTAGTGCTAAGGAGTTTTTATGTGTAATGTGCAGTTTTTCGACAGCCAACAATCTATCTACATCAATCTACGCCCATTGGGGTTTTGCTCAATGTGTACGTGTCCGATTACATTGTCATCGGTTTTTCCACAGCGGTATTACATCCGGCCCGCCAACCTTAAGTATTGGTTTTGTTAGCCTGTTCTATAAGTGCCTGTCTTAACTTGTCTGATCCGCCTACACGAACATTTATGATACCGTTGTAGTAGTCATCTGTTTCCAGTACTCTACGATCAAATTGTTCTCTTGCCTCAATATATGACATTTCTGCCCTGCTTTTACACAGGTATAGTATTTCTCTTGTGAAGTTTTCTGGGCCTAGTGCAGTGACGTCAGCGTTGAGTCTATCAGATGAACCCCAATAGTCTTTCCAGTCTGACTCTTTGTATCCACGTCTTTTATTTTTTTTGCCTTTGAGCGGTGGTTTGGTAGTTTTGAATTTGGCTAGTTTTTTGCCTATGTATTTTTGCCCAGTAGTGAGATTAGTGATAAGATAAACAAATCCTTCATACTCATCTGGTATAGAGTCTATTGTTTTTCCTTCATAAGTCCACTGCATGAACTTATATAGTATCTCAGTTCTTGTTTTCGCCTTTCTTCTGATAAAAAATTTCTGTGTTTTCTTTTTGTTTTGCCTTTGATAATTTTTGTATTTGCCTAAGCCAACGTTGCGTAGCATAATAGGTACGATACGATCGTCTAGTTTCCCATTTTTCGTTGGCTTTAAAATATTCTAAGTAAGCCTTTACTAATTGATCGTGAGTTTCGTCCATTAGTCTACAATTTCAATATCATTTTCATAACTGGTAAAGCCGTTTTCTTTAACAACTTTCATAACATGATTGACTCTGCCTACTAGTTCATCTTTGTGACTGATTAGGAATACATTTTTATCACGCTCTCTACCCATTTTCTTGATAACACTAAGTGCATTTTCAACACCATTAGAGTCTAGTCCGTTGTCAACGAGCTCATCAATGAACAATAAGTTAATATTCTGATATAAACTTTCCCAAACATCTCTAAATGCAAAGCTCATACCAAGTATAAGTCTGTTTCTTTCACCTCTTGACAGGTTATCAAAGTCTAAATCCTGTCCTAGTTGTGTAATTTCAACATTCAAATCGTTTTGGAACAACACTTGATGCGGTAAACCAAGTCTATCCAGATAATTTGTTAATCTATTGTTCAAATATGCAAGATTTTGGTCAATAATCTTCTTACGGATAAAAGAATCTTTGTTTGTAAGCAGTTTTAACAAGAATTCTTGGTGCTCTTTAACACTTGTTAACTCGTTTACCGGAGTCCAATCAATTTCTTGTAAGGCTGTTTCAGTTAATTCGTTGATTTGCAACAAATATGGATCTTCTTCTTGCGTCTTACTTATCAGTGCTTGCTTTAAGTTATCTACGTTGTTTCTATGCTCATAGGCATCTTTAATAGTTTCGTAGAATGTAATAGGCTTTGCACTAATATCGCCTAAATCCTCTAAACCCTTCAACACTTCGCCGAGTTTTCCGTTAACTTCTGTCTGATATGCTATGCTTTCTTCCAATTCTTTGGCTTTTTCACTGAGAATTTCTTGTTTTTTGTCTTCGTGAATCGCTTGCCCACAAGTATAACAAGTAGCATCTTCCAGATTTAATACATCTTTTTCAATCTTTTTTACACGCTTATCGGCTTGTAATAATGCAGCATCTAATGTGCTTTTCTCTTTGTTTAAGACAGTTATTGCATTGTTTGTTTCAGTCCAATTTGCTAGTTTTTCGTGAGCTTCGAGCTCTGCATCAATGTCTAATTCTTCTAATTCTGCAATACTCGACTCTAATTTTTCAGTGTCTTGCGTCTTTTTAGCCTGCCAAGCTCGCTGTGTCTTCTTTAAGTTCTCAATAGTGCTTTGGATCTTTTCATTGGCTGATTGAATAGCAGTAATTTTAGCAGTTTCTTCTTGGATAGTGTCTTTGGTTTGCCTAATCTGCTCCTTGAGTACTTCTGCTTTTTCTGATAGAATAGTAATACCTAGCAGTTGCTCAATAATAGCTCGTTGATCGTTCTGCCGCATACTCAAAAACGGCTCGGTATAGGTATTAAGTGCAACAATATGCTTGAACATATCGTGGGTCATACCTAATAGTTCATTGATTTCTTCTTGAGTTTTACGACTATCACCTTGACTTTCGTCAGTCATTTCTTGTTCATGTTCGTTGATAAAGAATTTTAATACATTAGGAGAACGTCCTCGCTCGATCCTATAGTCTAATCCGTCTTTCTCAAAGTGTAGGGTGACCAACATCCCCTTAGAATTAGTCTTATTAATAAGATTGTTCCGTTTGATGTTGGTCAGTGCTTGGCCGTACAGCGCATAACTAAGAGCATTAATGATCGTAGTTTTACCAGTACCATTGCGCGATCCTGAATCGTCACCTCCTTGGTCTAAATTTTCACCAAGCACAAGAGTTAGCTGTTCCTTGTTAAAGTCAACAGCCTGAGTTTGGTTGCCCACACTCATAAAATTCTTTACAGTTAAGTCTTTGATGCGTATCATAGTTCGTTGTAAATGTCCAATAGCAGTTTTTTATTAAAGTTATCTGAGTCAATAGCAGAAATTTCATTACTCACAATTTGATCTACTGATTCAAACTGTTGAATATCGATGTTTGTTGAAATTTCTTCGATCTGTTTTTGCGGAATAAGTGTAATTTCACGACAATCATATTGTGTAATAAAAGTTTCTTTGATAAACTGAGCTTCTTCATAGCTGATAGGCAAGTCTAAAGTAACTCTAAGGTACATTTTACTCTTAATGATTTCTTCTGTTTTGTCTAACAGCTCTGAAAGTTTCAATGTACGGTACTTAGGACAGTCTGGCCAGTTGATATACTCTGGTTCCGCATTGTTCTCACGGTCTAGTATCATCATACCACGCTCATCATCCCATGCATCTGCATAGTTGTGCGGGAAAGCATTACCAATATAGTGAATCTTGCCTTGCTTTTGACGCTTGTGGAAGTGACCGCTGAACACATACTCTTGATTTACAAAGTGTTCGGCTTTTAGTTCACCGTGATCAGGCATCTGTACCATTGCATTCATGTAGAAATGCGGTAATTCAAAGTGTCCGAACATGTATTTTGCAGTAGACTTTTGAAGTTTCTTCCATTCATCGCCTACCAACCACGGAACCAAGCACACATCTTCGCTTTCTGTGATTTCGTTAACAACAGTTACACCGGGAACATGCTTTCCGAACTCCACAGAGTGGATATCACGCTTGTCTTTGTAGTACAAATCGTGATTGCCTGGGAAATAAAAGAACTGTTCAAACTCTTGACCAAGTTTTTCCAATGAACGCAGTGTTGCATCCATGGTAGTAATGTTTAAACTGTTGCGATTGTGATGCCAGTCACCGCAAAAGATAGCAGTTTCGCAACCACGATCCTTTGCAGTTTGAATAAACCAGTCTACAAATTCTTCGCAGTCCTGATTATGCTGTTTCGAGTTGGATTTAAGTCCAAAATGTATGTCTGTGAATACTGCTGCTTTTTTAAACAATGTCTATACCTCTTTTGTTAGTATAACAAAAGAAAATGTTAAAGTCAACCAAAGATTTAATCGTTATTTTCGCTTTCTCTTTTCAGAGCCGCTTCCCATTCGCCTGCATGTTGTCGTGTATAACTAGGATTCATATCGTTCATTTCTAAAATATCGTCTCGAATGTTCTGATTGCGTTTTTCAATGTTAATAACTCTAACAAATGAGTTAGTAACTGCCGCAGTGTAGTATGCAAATGGATTTTGACTTTTAGATTCGTCAAATTGCAAGCCAATTTGTGCTAATTGTAGGATTGCTTGTCCACGCATTTCGTCATTATAGGTATAACCACGAACATTGCCACGAGTAGCATAACGATCGCATAATTTCATCCACATAAGAGCAAGTTTATTAGTTGCTTGACCGTGATCTCTATCAAAATAACCATTTTCCATGCCTCCTACCCAATGACTTTTCCCTACAAGTTGTAATTCACCGTCTTCGTCAAACTTATAATGTACAAATGGAGGAAAATTTAATTTTACTTTATGATCTGCTACAGTTTTAGGATTTTTCTTTCTAGTAGGATCATCCGGAATATGATCAAATGTCATTACACGGAAAATTAGTTCTTCTTTTGTGATCTTTTTGTAGTCAACTTCGCATTCTGCTTGTTTAACCTTCTCCCCTGCTTCTTTACGAGCTTCATAAGCCGCAGTAGAAAGGCGTTTTGCTTTGTTTCTTTTTGCTTCTGCAATAGTTCTAATGTTTATTTTTTCTATGCTAGGAAGAATAATATCATATTGATGATATTCTTTTTCTGTATAAGAACAGAATGTGTTTTTTGACCTATGTATTTCCAATAACAAGTCTTTATTATTAAGATAGTTTTTGCGTTTCATGAAAAATCCTTTACAATTCAATATATTATAATATACGCAGTTAAAAAAGTCAACTAAATAATGTATCAGGAGTAATGCAATGGCAATACAAGAAAAAAGAGCTTATATCAGTCCTAGTACTGGCAAGGTTAATACAACAAATGCTAATGTAGGCAAAGCCAAACAATCAGGATTACCTTCTGTAGTTACAGACATTAATGGAGTACAAACTCGAGTATACGGTACCCCTTCTACACTTACTAAACTAACTGGTAAGTATCAAGGGTTTGGTAAACCGAGTTCTCCTGCCAGTGCAAAAGCTTCAGGCGAGAGTTTTCAGGGAAATCTCAGCGGAGCTGCTGCAGGATTAACAGAAGGTCTTTCTGCTGCTACTAGTCGTTTAGCAAAAGCAGGACTCCCTAAAGGAGCCGAACAACAAGCAAGAACAGAAACAGCCGCTAAAATTGTTCCAACTGGCACCGAAGGACAAGATTGGAGAGTTAAACTTAGTTTGCCTAAAACCTACGATAGTCGTGTATTAGCTCCTCTTGCTCGTTCTGGCAATGCTCTAGTTTTTCCTTTTACTCCTAGTATTATTGTACAACATACTGCTCATTATAATTCATTACAACCTGTACATAGTAATTATCCTTTTTTAAATTACGAAAATAGTTCGGTTGACCAGCTTGTAATCAGCGGAGAATTTTTTGTAGAGAATTCGTTTGATGCAGAATACTGGATTGCAGCTATGCATTATCTAAGATCTGTAACAAAAATGTTTTACGGTGCAGGAAGCGGAGCCTACCAAGGAAATCCTCCGCCGATTGTAAAATTAAATGGCTACGGTGATTATGTTTTTGATAATGTTCCTGTAGTTGTACAAAGTTTCATGGTTGACATGCCGCAAGATGTTGATTATATCCGTGCAGAATTAAATTCTAACGGTGAATATTCTTATGGTAAAGGTATAGAAGGTATTAAAGATGCTCCGGATACAAGTGCTAGCGGAAATGCAGTTTCTTGGGTGCCAACACAGTCAACATTTACTGTAACAGTACAACCAATTTACAGTAGATCTAAAGTTGAACAGTTTAATCTTGCTAAATTTATTAACGGCGGATATATTAACAGCGGAGAAGGATACTTATAATGGCTAGATATTCCTCAACAAGTCCTTGGAACAAAACTCCTATTAATTCTAACGGGTATTTAGACACAATTAAAGTTAGACCAATACCTGCCGAAAGCGATGATATATTGTATGAAATACAACCACAATATACATACAGACCAGATTTATTAGCCTATGATTTGTATGACACTCCTAAATTATGGTGGGTGTTTGCACAAAGAAACATGGATATTATAAAAGATCCAATTTTTGATTTAAAGCCTGGAACAGTGATTTACCTACCTAAAGGATCAAAATTAAAAAGACTGCTAGGAATCTAATATGTCAGCACAGTCATTGATAAATGCCGCTAAAAATAAAACTATAGGTATCTTAAAAGAAACGGCCCAAGGCGTTAAAGGTCTTGTAGAAGAATCTGGAATTGCCGGAGTCAATAAAGCAATTACACAAGAATTAAGTAGTGCTATTAACGTTAAAGGTGTTAGTAATACTGATGATGCGTATGATACAAATAATCCTTTAGCATCAAATTCTGATGATGCATACTCTACAACAGTAAATCCTGATAAAATACAAGCAACTAGTACTGATAGCGAACCAGGACCTATAGGGAGCATAACTCCTCCGGCAGAATTTGAACCTGGTACAACTCCTGCTCCTTGGCCAAATACACTTGAATCATTTACTTCGATGAATGTTATTTCAGAACTAGCTATTTTAAGCCGCCAAGAAAGTATTGATCCTGTTACTACATATCGCAGTAATGGTCCTTCAAATATTATTTTAAGATCTGGAGGAGGATTAGGTGCAGATAAGATTACAACAACCTACGAAGATAAACTAAAAACACGACTAGAATACTATATAGACGAAATAGAAATTGACAGTTTAATTGCTCCTAACAGCAAAACGCAGGCTACTAATGCAACTACAATTAGATTTACAGTAATTGAACCGTACAGCATGGGACTATTTTTACAGACCCTACATGTTGCAGCCGCTGAGTTAAAATACTCTAGTCATATAGAAGCAAACTATCTTTTAACAATAAAATTCCAAGGGTTTGACGAAAATAATAATACTAGAGTAGCTCCTTATAGTACTAGGATGATTCCTATAATGCTGACCAACGTTATTTTCACAGTTGATCAAGCAGGATCTAAATACGAAGTAACAGCTATTGCCGCAAACGATATAGCATTTGATGATAATGTTCAAACAGTAAAAACCGATGTAACTATTACAGGTAGAACTGTAAGCGAAATTCTACAATCAGGCGCACAAAGTCTTGCTACGGTGATCAATGACAGAGCTCAAAGCCTAGAAGCTAAAAATCAAGTTAATCAAGCCGACCAAATTGTTATCATGTTTCCTAGAACTAAAACAGCAATAAATGATGTACAGGAAGGAACTTCTAACGATAGTGTTGTAGCAACGGCCGCGACAGAAGAAGGTGCTACAAACTTAGATCAATTATATCAAAGTGTAACAAGTTCAGGCCCAGATGATAATACGTTAGCACCGGGCGATTTTACTAACTTCATAAGCAGTGTTAGTAGTACTATAGAAGGCAGAAGTAGGCTTGGCGAAGCAATAAAATTGTTTGCAGAAACACCTACTAAATTTAATGAAATAGCAACAGCAGAAATGGTAGACGATTTCTTACAACCAGGACAAAATCCTCTAGGAAAGCCTGCATTTACCTATGACTCGGATGCTAAAATTTATAGACGAGATAGCATAGAAGTTCAAATTAAAAAAGATCTAAGAAATTTTGTCTTTAAGCAAGGATCTAGAATACAAGATATTATAGAAGAAATATTAATAAACAGCGAATACGGAAAGTCTCTAGCTAATCAATTAGAAAACATACAAGAAAACGAAGGCATGGTTAATTGGTTTAGGATAGAGTCGCAGGTTTATCCAGTAGGTTCTAATAAAAATAGAACAGGTCGTGATGCACATGTTTATGTTTATAAAGTAGTGCCTTATAAAATACATCACAGTAAATTTAAAGCACCTACTGCGGCTTCTGTTGGCATAGATAAATTAAAAAAACAAGCAGCCAAAGAATACAATTATTTTTACACAGGCGCAAACAAAGACATATTAGATTTAGAAGTTAAATTTGACTATCAATACTTTACTCCATTGTCTGCAGATAGAAACAGTGTAAGTGCTTCCGACAGATTAGGCAAACAAAATTCTGCAAGTAACACTGACGATGCATATGAAACTGTTACAGGTGAAGGTCAAAATAATTATTATCCTAGCGAAGGTTTAAAGAAAACACAAGAAGTTGTAGAAAGTGAAACTGGTAAGTCGGGCGGAACACCTTACGATGATGCCAAAACAAGAATTGCACGAAACTTTAGAGATTCTATAATCTCAGGTGTTGATATGGTAATGGTTAATATGACTATTATGGGAGATCCATATTATTTGAGTGACAGCGGATTAGGCAATTATAATGCACCTGATACAAGTTTTACAAATATAAACGAAGACGGAACTATGAATTATCAAAACGGTGAAGTTGATATTAATTTACTGTTCCGTTCTCCTATAGATTACGGTGAAGAAACAATGACATTTCCAGAAGATTTTGGAATAGTTAAACCTTATAGCGGATTGTATCAAGTTACACTAGTTAGACATTCGATTAGTCAAAATCAATTTAAACAGGAATTAACACTATTGCGTAGACAAGATCAAGATAACAGCGAAGTAAGCACAGGAGTTGGCGCAGTTAAGACAGGAACAGCAGCAGAAAGCATGAATGATAGACAAAAAACTAAAACTGCACCTATCTTAGAAATACCGTCACCGGAACTTAGTGAAGATGACAGAAGGAGTCCGTTCTAATGAGTAGAAGTTCTAATATATTAGACACTCTAGGACCAGGTCCTTTTGAAGCAGTAGTTGTAAATTATTTAGACGGAGAATACCAAGGAGCGTTGCAAGTAGAATTACTAAGAGGGTCTAGCCGAGCAGGAAATCAGCCAGAGCGTACAGGACAAATTGTAACAGCAAGATATCTTTCTCCTTTTTACGGTGTAACACCTACTGACGCAACAAATGCTAGCCCAGGATATGAGTTATCACAAAAATCTTACGGTATGTGGATGGTCCCGCCAGATCTGCAAACAAAAGTCTTAGTAATGTTTGTAAACAACGATATATCAAATGCATTTTGGATTGGCTGTATTCAAGACACAGGTATGAATTTTATGACACCTGGTAATGCAAGTACTACATTTAACAAAGACAAAGTAATGCGTCCTGTTGCAGAATATAACAAAGAAGACAAAAAAGAAAAAGGTAAAATAGATTACACTTTAAAAAACAAACCTGTGCATACTGATCAATATAAAGTTTTGCATAATCAAGGATTAGATACAGATGAAACTAGAGGTTATACAACTTCTAGTGCTAGACGAGAATTACCTAGTTCTGTTTTTGGTATATCTACACCAGGACCTGTTGACAAACGAAATGGTGCTCCTAAGTTTAGTATGGGGCCGTTTGAAGCTAAAGCAACAATTTTTACAAATAGACTTGGTGGCTCTAGTTTAGTGATGGATGACGGTGATGATAAATTTCTACGCAAAGAACATCCTGCTGTAGGTCCATTAGATTATGCCAATGTAGAACGCGGTGAAACACGAGACGGTGATGTTACAAGGCCTCACAATGAACTAGTTAGATTACGTACTAGAACAGGTCATCAAATTTTATTACACAATAGTGAAGACTTGATTTACATTGGTAATGCAAGGGGCACTAGTTGGATAGAAATGACCAGCGATGGCAAAATAGATATTTTTGCAGACGACAGTGTAAGCATTCACACAAAAAATGACTTTAATTTTAAAGCAGATAGAGATTTTAATTTTGAAGCAGGACGTAATTTTAATATTAAAGCAAATAACGGCATTACCATGGAAAGCATTGTAAACTTCCAATTAGTAATAGGCAATGACGGTAAAATTACCACAGGTAATAATTTTGATTTACACACTGAAAATAACAATAAATTTACTGCATTGTTTGGAACAACAGATATGTTAAGTGGCGGTGTACACACCGAAACGGCTAGTGTAATACACCATAACGGACCGCAAGCAGCGGAAGCCGCTATTGCGTCTCCGCTTAAGACGCATACCCTGCCAGGCGAGGACGAAGTAATAATGAAACGAGTACCGCAAGGCGAACCGTGGATACATCATGAAAATTTAGATGGCAGTAAATTTAAACCTACAAACACTGACAGGGCAAACACAGACGAACCTATAGAGGATCCAACACCTGTGTTAACGCCTGATACATTTAGGAAAGGATTATAAAATAAATACGCTATGAGCTCCGTAGAAAAGAAATTATACAATCAAATTAGCATAGGACAAGATAGAACTAAAGTTCCGTCGAGTAAAGCCTATAGGGGTGTATCTACTGTAAATCGAGAATCTACAAGTCCTGTACTCTATGATTTAAGTCTTATAAAACAGGATATTATTAATCATTTCCATATAAGGCAGGGAGAAAGATTACAAAATCCCGAGTTTGGTACAATTATTTGGGACGTACTTTATGATCCTCTCACTGACGATTTAAAACAAGCAATAGCAAATAATGTAACAGAAATTGTAAACTATGATCCTAGAGTACAAGTTGACCAAGTTCTTGTATCTAGTTACGAAAGTGGTATACAAATTGAAGTAGAGTTGACTTATCTTCCTTACAATATATCGGAAAAAATGCAACTTAAATTTGATGAAGACAGCGGCATGTATTAAATGCGCACTTTATTATTTCATATAAATATTGTAATAAAAGTTCAAGGAATATAATATGTCATCAACCGATAGACAAAATAGATTATTAGTAGCAGAAGATTGGAAACGTATCTATCAAAGTTTTAGATACGCAGATTTCCAAAGCTACGATTTTGATAATTTACGCAGAACAATGATTAACTATCTGCGTCAAAACTATCCAGAAGATTTCAATGATTACATTGAAAGTTCGGAATATCTAGCACTTATTGACCTTATTGCTTTCCTTGGACAAAACATAAGTTTCCGTATAGATTTAAATGCTAGAGAAAACTTTATAGAACTAGCAGAGCGTAGAGAAAGTGTACTACGACTTGCACGGTTGTTATCTTATAATCCTAAAAGAAATATACCTGCAAGCGGACTCCTAAAATTTGACAGTGTTACAACCACAGAAGATATTGTTGACAGTAACGGACAAAATTTATCAGGATTAGATATTCAGTGGAACGATACTACTAATCCTAATTGGTACGAACAATTTATTAAGATTTTAAATGCATCGCTTCCATTTAACGGTGTATTTGGTAAGCCTTACAAAAAAGATACAGTAGCAGGAATACAAACAGAACAATATAAGTTTAATGCTATTAATACAGATATTCCTGTTTATAGTTTTTCTAAAACAGTAGACGGCGCAAGTTATCCTTTTGAAGTTACGTCAGTGGATGTGCAAGACGGTAATTTAGAAGAAGAAATTCCTGTGCTAGGAAATAACTTTGGGTTTGTATATAGAAATGATTCGAAGGGTGCAGGAAGTACAAATACAGGATTCTTTGCACACTTCCGTCAAGGTCAACTAGACAGCGGAGACTTTGTAGTAGGAACTCCTATTCCTAATCAAGTTGTAGATGTTGATACGAGAAACATTAATAATTCCGATGTCTGGTTATACAAATTAGATGAAGACGGTTTTGAAAGTGATTTCTGGACAAAAGTAGATAGCACAGAAGGAAACAATGTTATCTATAACAGTGTCCAAGCAGGAATTAGAGATATCTATGCTGTAACAACTAGACCTGACGATAGAATAGGATTAGTGTTTAGTGATGGCGTCTTTGGAACTTTACCTAAGGGTAATTTCCGTGTTTATTATAGAACCAGTGCTAACAAACGTATTACAATTAAGCCTAATGAAATGTCAAACATTAGCATTACAGTTCCGTATATTAGCAGAGCAGGAAAATCTGAAGCAATTACTGTTACAATGTCTTTGCAATATACAGTGGATAATTCAAGCACGTCGGAAACTAATGCAAGTATTAAACAAAGTGCGCCACGTAATTATTACACACAAAACAGAATGATTACAGCAGAGGATTACAATATTGCTCCTTTGTCTACTAGTCAAGAAATTATTAAAACAAAAACCGTTAATAGAACATCTAGTGGAATTTCAAGATATTTCGATTTAACAGATGCAACAGGAAAGTACTCAAATACAAACTTATTTGCAACTGACGGTGTTTTATACAGAGAAGAACTTGAAAAGAATTTTACCTTTACCTATGCAACAAAAACTGACATAGAAGGCATTATTGAAAATCAAATTATACCTTTATTAGGCGACGAAGAAATTACAAATTTTTATTATGCTAAATTTCCAAGAATTTTTACAGAAGATTTGAATCCAACTTGGAGTCAACTAACCACAGAAACAAATCAAAGTTCTGGTATAATTTTAGATGTTGATAGATTACCATACACGGTTTCTTCTTTTGCATCTAATCAATTAAGATTTATCAAAGAAGGATCATTGGTTAAATTTACTGCGCCAGCCGGTCAACATTTTATGACTAATGACAATAATTCATTAATGGACGGGGATGCAGATCATCCCGGTGCAGTAAATTATATATGGGCAAAAGTTGTAAGTGTTGCAACAGACGGAACAAATGCAAATAACGACGGGGGAATTTTGGTAAACGAAGTTATACCAACTGGAGCTATTATTTCATCTGTTATTCCTAGAATTCCTAATGCATTAAGCAATGAAGTTAAAACACAAGTAATCAATCAAATATTTTCTAACAATCCATTTGGTATAAGATTTGACAGAAATTCTGGAGAATGGAAAGTTATTAATGAAAATAATATAGACTTATATGGTAACTTTAGCACAGGTAAAACCGGCGATACTACTAATCAGCAATTAGATTCTAGTTGGATTTTTCGATTTATCACAGACGGAGAAACTTATACAGTTACAAGACGTAATTTAAGATATGTATTTGAAAGTATAAAACAGTGTCGTTTTTACAAAGATGATTCTTCTAAAATTTACGATACTAAAACTGGTAAAGTTATTGAAGATCAAATCAAGTTTTTAAGTGTTAATCGAAAGCCCGATGTAAACGAGAGTTTTACAGTTGATTATCCTTGGGAAGTAACAAAAGCATATAGAGACAGTGAAGGATATGTAGATAGCTCAAAAGTGATTGTAACATTCTTTGATACAGACAAAGATGGTACTATTGATAATCCTGATATGTTTACAGAAATAGTTCAACCTACAACAAATACTGTTACAAAATATATTTTCCAAGAAAAATATACAACAAACGAAAGCTATGAAGATTTTAGATTAATTGAAGACCAATCTACAGTAATCGCTCTAAACAGTCAGGCAGATCTTCTGCCATTAACTAGATATACAAACGGACAGATTTTTTATTTTGTATTAAGTAATTCTTTTTATATCTTAGATAGCGAAAATAATAAATTAGTATTGACTACAGATTATAAAGCATTTATTGGAATTTCTAGCATTAAATTCCAATATGTTCACAATGCTGATGATGCAAGTAGAATTGATCCAAGTAGTAGTAATATTTTAGATTTATATTTGCTTACAAAAGGATACGACACACTTTATAGACAATGGTTGCAAAATGCAGTTTCTAGTGAACCATTGCCTCCTAGCAGTGATAGTTTATTTAGAAGTTACGGCACTGATCTTAATAAAATTAAATCAGTTAGTGATGAACTAATTTATCATCCTGTTAAGTACAAAAACTTATTTGGATCAAAGGCTGAAGAAGTGCTACAAGCAAAATTTAAAATTGTTAAAAACAAAGATATTGTGCTTAATGATAACGACATAAAAGCAAGAGTCATTAGTGCAATCAATCAATTTTTTGCATTAGAAAATTGGGACTTCGGTGAAACATTTTACTTCTCAGAATTGTCAGCATATGTAATCAACGAACTTGCTCCGGATATTAATACTTTTGTTATAGTACCAACACAAACTAACAAAGCATTTGGTACGATGTACGAAGTAAAATGCGAAACAGACGAAATTTTTATTAGTAGTGCAACAGTAGATGATGTAGAAATTATAGATGCAGTAACAGCAAGTCAACTACAAGTTTCTGGATCTATATCAACTGCACTACCAACAAGTAATCAAGTTATAACCAGCTCCGGAGGAAGTACTTACTAATGGCTTACGATAATAATCAATCCGATCCAGCACTACCAGTAGGTGATGACGAAAACAGAGAAAGTTATAACTTTTTACCTAAATATTTTAGAACTAATTTTAACAAAAAGTTTTTAGCCAGTACTCTTGATCAATTATTACAACCTGGTGTAGCTGAAAAAGTAAACGGTTTTATCGGCAGACGAATAACCAAAGCATATACTTCTGATGACAATTATGTAGGCGATGTATCTTTAAACAGAATTAATTATCAATTAGAACCAGCAGTTCTTATCGAAGATACAATTGGTAATACTGTATTTTATAAAGACTATATGGATTATATCAATCAACTTAAAAACTTTAAAGTTGATGTTGACGATCATAATAAACTAAACGAACAAGAATACTATTCATGGGATCCTTTAATTGATTGGGATAAGTTTGTAAACTTCCGCGAGTATTATTGGTTACCTTACGGACCACAAACTATAGGAATATTAGGACAGTCAGCAGATGTAGAAACAGAAATTCAGGTTATTGCAAGAGACAATGCTGATAACAAAGGTTACGTTTTCTTTCCTGACGGTCTAACACAAAATCCTAATATTCGTTTATATAGAGGGCAAACCTATACATTTACGATTAACACACCGGGTAAGCCGTTCTATATAAAAACTGCAAGTCGAGCAGGAGAAGACTTTATCTATAATGACGGAGTTAGTGAGCAAGGAGTTGAAGAAGGTAGTATTACTTTCACAGTTGATAACGACACTCCTGATTTACTATACTATGTAGATGAAAACGACCCTAATACTTACGGCTTGTTTATTGTTTTAGACATTGATGAAAATAGTTTTATAAATGTAGAAGACGAAATTCTGGGAAAATTAAATTATACCAGCGGTAATAATATAAAATTATCTAACGGTATGAAAGTAGAATTTAAAGGAAAAGTTACTCCAGAAATCTACGGCGAAAGTGCTTATTATGTAGAAGGTGTAGGCGCTGGAATAAAATTAATACCAGAAAAAGATTTAGAAATTCCTAATCAATTTGCCGCAGACCAATTAATACCTTTTGACACAAATGCATTTGATAGATTGCCTTTTGGTAATGCTGCTTCTTACCCTGCAGAAAAAGATTATATTACTATCAATAAAAGTGCTGTCGATGGTAACGCCTGGTCAAAGTACAACAGATGGTTTCATAAAAGTGTAATCGAGCAAAGCGCAGAAATTAATGGCCAGCCTGCAGATCTTAATCAAGATGCTAGAGCAAAACGACCTATTATAGAATTTAAAAGCGGTGTTAAGTTATATAATTTTGGAGTAAAAGAAAAACCAGCAGTAGACCTAGTTGACACGTTTACAACTGATGTATTTTCTACAATAGAAGGTTCCGCTGGATATAATATTGACGGTGTTGATATAAGTGAAGGTATGCGTATACTCTTTACAGCTGATACAGATATTTTAGTAAAGAACAAAATATTTGAAGTTAAATTTATCACCCAACAAAACAGCGAAAATATTGTAGACCGACGTCAAATTGCATTAATCACTGTTGACGATACAGACCCTGTAGAAGGCGAAACAGTTTTAGTTAAGCAAGGTGACGAAAATCGTGGCGCAATGTGGCATTATACTTCTGGAGTTTGGTATAAAGGACAACAGAAAACCAGAGTAAATCAACCACCGAAATTTGATTTATTCGATGCCAACGGCGAAAATTTAAAAGATTCTACTACGTATCCTTCTAGTGACTTTACTGGAGTAACAATATTTGAATATGCTCAAGGTACAGGAACAGCAGACACTGAACTAGGATTTCCTCTTACATATAGAACCATCGAAAATGTTGGTGACATTACATTCAATTGGACTTTGCCTAATCAAGAAGTTAGATATCAAGATAACACACAATTACAAAGTGCTGTATACAAAACAAGCGAATCGTATCTTAAAGTATATGACGAAACCCTAGATTTTTCATATCATAACGGTTGGGCAAAAGGTTTTAGAAAATCCTATCAGCCAGTGTTAAGACAATATGTTGTAGATTCTACTCAGACAAATCTCTTTGAAATTGATATGTATGACTCTGCTGGAGTATTAAGTGATTTAGAAGTTAAGGTATTTGTTGACAATGATTTTAAACAAGACCGCATTGATTATGATATTGAAAATATAAACAATAGGTTATATGTTAACTTTAACACAGATTTAGATGTAGGCCAAAAAGTTGTTTTTAGAACAAAAAGTTCAGCTCCGTGTAACGGCAACGGATATTACGAAGTTCCAAAGAATTTAGAACGTAATCCGCAGAACAACGACTTTACTACTGCTACACTTGGGTCAATCAATGATCATTTAAACACTATGATAGATGATTTACCAGGATTTTCTGGAGAAATATTTGGTGTCAATAATGTAAGAGATCTAGGCGACATTGCAAAGTACGGTAATAGATTTGTAAAACACTCTAATACTTTACCTTTAACAATGTTCCATGTAACAAACAAAGAGTACAATATTAAAAAAGCAATAGATTTTGTTGGCAATGAATATGCAAAGTTTAAAAGACAATTTTTAACTGAAGCAGAAACACTAGGTTTTGATGCTGCTCCTGCTGAAATGGTAGACAGAATTTTACAAAATCTTACTAGAGATAAAGATCCTAGCATGCCATTTTATTTTTCACAAATGGCTGGATTTGCAAACGCAGTAACTCGTGATTATGAAGTTGTCGATGTTGACAGTGTTTTCTTTGCGTTATCGCAACCTTTCGATATACAAGAAATATCGCCAAGAGCAGTTTATGTTTATCAGAACGAAATACAATTAACCTATGGCAAGGATTATACCTTTGACAGCGAAGGATTTTGTATTGTAAACACAGAAAAACAATTAGGTGATAGAATTGTAATTAAAGAATTTGAATCTACTGACGGATCTTATATTCCTCCTACGCCTACTAAACTAGGAATATTTCCTAAATACGAGCCAAAAATTTATGTAGATGACACATATCTATCAAACACAAAAGTAATCCAGGGACACGATGGAAGTATTATTCATGCATTTGATGATTACAGAGACGATCTTGTATTAGAGTTAGAACTTAGAATATACAATAATATCAAGCAAACCTATAATGAAAGACTGTTTAATATCTATGATATTATATCAAGTTCTGATAGAAATACAGGTGTAAGCAAGCAACAAATTGACTCAGTTTTAATACCTGATTTTATAGCCTGGGCAAAACTAGCCGGTAACATTGATTATAGTACTAATGTAATCTTTAATGAATTTAATTCGTTTACTTATAATTATTCTAGTATGGTTGATCCTAACGACAATGTGTTACCAGGATTTTGGAGATCTATATACAAAAATTATTTAGACACTGATCGTCCGCATACTCATCCCTGGGAATGTCTTGGTTTTTCAATTATGCCAAGTTGGTGGGAAGACGAGTACGGTGCAGCGCCTTACACTAGCAACAACTTGCTAATGTGGGAAGATATAGAGCAAGGAATTATTAGAGCCCCTGGTGTACCTGCAGAAGAAAACTCTAAGTATGCAAGAACAAATTTAACTTCCTATATTCCTGTAGATGCGCAAGGAAATTTACTAAGTCCTTATAATACTGGATATGCTCAAGGTTATGTACAAAAACTAGCAAAAGCAGAGTGGAAATTTGGCGACGAAGCTCCTGCTGAAACAGCATGGAGGCGCTCTAGTCATTATAGATACAGTTTATTAAAAGCAATGCTTTTAAATAAACCTGGCGAATTAATTACAAAATTATTCGATCTTTCTAGATTAAAAGTTAATTTAGCAGATCAAATTGTTCATGTTGATACAGAACAGCCTATAAAAATACAAGATTTAGTTTTTCCTAATGTGTATTCTGATACTGCAAGAATTGCTACAAGAGGTCTTGTAAATTTTGTAAGCGATTATCTAAATAGCGATGTTGTAAAATCATACGAAGAATACAAAACCTATTGTCAAAACTTAGATGTAAAGCTAGGTTATAAACTAGGCGGCTATTCGGACATTTCTAAATTTAATCTTGTATTAGATAGTAGAACTCCGCTGAATAAAGGAAACGTATTTGTACCACAAGAAAACTACGAAATTAAATTCAATACAAGTAGTCCAATAGAAACAATTACATATAGTGGCGTAATCATAGAAAGAACAGGTGCTGGATATATTGTTCAAGGATACGACAGGACTACTTCTAGTTTTACAGTTCTAGAACCAATAACTAAAACCACAGATCCAACTATTAACGTAGGTGGAGTTACAGAAGAGTTTATAGAGTGGGCAGAAGATCAACAATATGTTGCAGGGTTAAATGTAAGGTATAACAGCGAGTATTACCGTGTAAAAACGCAGCATGTGAGTGAAGCAACGTTTGATATAGATAAATTTGCTAAACTTCCGTTTTTACCTACAGTAGGAGGCAGAGATGCTTTATTCCGCAGAAGTTTTGCAGAAAGAACTTTAGAAGTTCCGTACGGTACTCTTTTTACAGAAATACAAGAAGTAGTAGACTTTTTATTAGGGTATCAGGCGTATTTAGAATTACAAGGGTTTGCATTTGACAGATTTAACGATAATTTAGAAACTGTAGAAAATTGGGACCTAAGTGTTAAAGAATTTTTATTCTGGACAACACAAGAATGGGGCGAAGGCTCTCTAATATCACTAAGTCCGTGTGCAAGTCAAATTAAATTCCAAAAGCCTTATAGAATTGTAGATAATATTTTTGATAATTTCTATGACTATAGCATATTAGATATTAATGGTCAACCTCTAGATAGACGATTTATTTCTATTGCTAGAGACGGCAACGAATTTACATTAACTCTAAAAAATACTGCTGCAGGAATTTATTCACTGCAATTACCTTTAGTACAAAAAGAACATGTTTTAGTTCTTGATAGCAGAACTGTTTTTAATGATGTTTTATATAATGCTGAACTAGGGTATAGACAAGATAGAATTTTTGCAATAGGCTACAAGAGCACCAGCTGGGACGGCAGTGTAAATATTCCTGGCTTCTTATATGACGAAGTTGTTATCCAAGATTGGTCTCCGTATACAGATTATAATGTAGGCGATGTAGTAAAATATAAAGAGTACTATTATATTTCTAAATTTAAAAATCCTGGCGAAGAAACTTTTAACGAAAACGAATACATTAAGTTAGATGAAAAACCTACAAGTCAACTGACTACAAATTTAGATTATAGAACAGTACAGTTTGCAGATTTTTACGATTTAGATACTGATAATTTTGACGCAAGTCAACAAAAACTTGCTCAACATTTAATAGGCTATCAAAAACGTGATTATCTAGCAAATATAATCAACGATGACGTTAGCCAGTACAAATTCTACCAAGGATTTATTAGAGAGAAAGGTACTCGTAATGCATTTGACAAATTATTTGACGTACTTGGAAGTTCAGACAAAGATAGTTTAGAGTTTTACGAAGAATGGGCAATTAAACAAGGTCAATATGGTGTTGCCGACGGTTTTGAAGAAGTAGAATATGTGTTAGATGAATCACAATTTAAAGCTCAACCGCAAGCAGTAGAGATTGTAACCTTAAAACCTAGTAATCCGTTAGATTTAATTTATCGTGTCAACGACGCAGATACACTTGTACAACCTACTAATTATAATACTGCGCCATTTCCTACAAAATATACACAGCAAGAATTTAGTAAGACTGCTGGCTATGTAAACATGGAAGATGTAGATCACAGTGTTTATCTATACGATGACATTATAAACTTAAACATCGACGACGTAAATGTTGATAATTTTATTTGGGTAGCAAATAAAAACAATGACTGGGATGTTCTAAAACATGTTAGCACAACTATAAAAATATCAAGCATTATTGCAGATAGCACTGGTATGATACTAAACGCTACTAGAACAGTAACAGGTGTGTCCGAGGGCGATGTTATAGGTTTATATAATGCTGAAGACAACGATGCATTTTATAAAGTTGTAACAGTTAGTAATAATGTAATAATCATTGACGCTGAATTTGCAGAATTAGAAACAGTTAATGCATTTGTAAGTGTATTTGAATCTGTTAGACTTGCTGATTACGAAACAATTAAAACCATGCAACTAACCGAAGAAGGCAATAAGTTTTGGATCGATAGCGATTCAAACGGCAAATGGAATGTCATTAATCAAACAAAACAATTTACTGAGCTTAATAAAATAGAAAATAATGCATATTATAACAGTTCTACTTTTGAAAATTTTGGTACTAGTTTTGATGTGGACGCATCTAATACATGGATGGCAGTAGGAGCCCCAGAAGATAATAAAGTTTACATTTATAGAAGAGCGTCTGACGGAGCAAATTGGTTTTTAAGTGAAACACTAGAGCCTTTTAGCGGATTCGCCGATACAATTGATCAATTTGGTATTAGCGTAGCTATGTCAAAAGATAATCAAAAATTAATAGTAGGCGCACCTAAGCTATCTAATGCAAAGTCTTACTATCAAGGTAACTTTGTAGAAACTAACCAGTATACAAAGAATCAAATAGTAACTTATAAAAATACGTTATGGCAGGCTGTAAGAACAATTGAACCTGGCTTAGCATCGCAAACTTTCGAAAGTTTTAACTTCTACGAAAACATGGCTGTACAAGACAGTACTGCTTTAAATTTATTGATTGTAGGCGATAACATCTTTGACGGCGAAACTACTTCGCATATGTTAGTAGTAGCGCCAGAAGACCAATACAACGGTAGTAAAGCAGGTGACAGAACTGTTCTACGTTGGAATATTAACAGTTTCATTAACACATTTGGTTATACACCGTTTGCAGGAGCAATACCAGAATTAGAAACATTTGTGAGTGGAACTCATACAATTGTTGATAAGATTGAGCAAGTCATTGTAGTTGCTAATACAGATAATTCTGTTATTGCTGGAGATATTGTAACCAGCGATACAGCCAGCGGTGAAGTTGCATATGCAAGAGAAATTTTTAATTCTTCTATAATTTATCTTAAAAATGTAAGTGGACGTTTTGACGAAACTGGTCGAATTGATCTAGCAAATGGATTATTTGTAGGAGAATATGCAGAACAATTCAGAGATGTTTACAATTCTACAAATGGTTTTTGGATGATAAACACTCCATCTTACGAAATACCAACAGGTGATAAAATAGATGAAGGTAAGGGTCTAGTATTTGTAGATTATTTGTTAGACACAGATACAAGAAATGCATTTGATTACTATAATATTCTAGACAAAGTTGCGGATATAGGCCTACAAATCACACTCAACGATCAAGCAAGTTTTCTTGCACAATTAACATGGGAAGGCGACAATAATAATTTACGTAGAGTTTATAACAATAATTTCTGGACAGTAAGATCAGATGTAGACTTTGCTAGTTCTAAAAACATAGGCGATTCATTTAGAATTCAAGTTCCAGGAGCAACAAATCTTCCACTTGCAAGAATAGATGCAGATTATATCAATGACGAGCATGCAATTTTTGACATCTGGGACGGATACATTGATTTTACGTTTGAAGAATTTGATCCAGAGACTAGAGATCCGTTTGAACCTACTCCTAGATACGAATATGATTCAGGATCGGGTACATTTGTAGATAACGGTAGCGGAACTATTGTTAAAGATTCTACTACAGGTGCAGAAGCTGAAGTAATGTTCTATCAACGTAATTTTAACGATGTAAGAATATATGTTAAGAATGTAACAGGATCATGGACTGATGGAGGAAGCTACGGAGAACCTTCAGAAATAATATACAAAGATTACGTGCAGGCCGGTGCGCTACAGCCTATGGGTGACATAGTTGGAACTAGTTTAGCTAACAGCAATATAGGTCCGTTGTTTGTAGTTAGAAATCCAAACGAAGAATTTAATCTTGCAACAGTACCAACTATCGTAGACGGCGAATATTGGTTTTATGATAAAACTACAGTGTCTGGAGTTCCTAGAGAACCTAATATTCCTAGTAGTAACAACAATGACTGGACACAGGTATACAATATTCCCTTATCAGATTTAGGAACCACAGATCAAGGGTACACAGATCAAGGAGCATATTTTGTTTATGAAAAATCAGGCACCACATTTACCCTAGTAGGTGCTTATGTTGTTCCTGAAACAGCTCAAGATTTAGAATTAGGTTCTTCTGTAAAAATAAGCATCAACGGCGATACAACAAATATTTTTGTAGGCGCTCGCGGCGGCATAGGAAAATTATTCTTTGTCAAACACACCGAAGAACTAGGATATGCATTAGATCGTGATGAAAATTATAGAGGAGCATTCGATTCAGAATTGTTCTACCGTATAGGTGAAATTGTAGTAAACAGCGATACTTTATATGTTGCAATTACAAATGTATCACCTGGAGCATTTGATGCAAATGATTGGGAAGAAATTACCACTCCAGTAACTTACTTAGGTTATCTTCCTAGCAATGCACAAGTTACAATCGGTGATGACACTTATTACTCTATTAGAGAAGATTTAGATATTTTACGATTCGCAGATAACTTTACTGTTGATACAACTGGAGATGTTTTAGTTTGTGCAGTATCAAAACAACTTACTGATAGTGTTACAGATGAAACATTGGTGGTTTATAGAAAACAAGACGGTAAGTTTATTTTAGATCAAGTTATTGATGCAGACATTGCTGATACACGATTCGGTAGTAGTATTAGTTTAAGCCCTGACGGAAAAACTTTGTTTGTAGGCGAACCGTACAACGATGTCGACAAAGACGAAGAAGGCAATGTAATTAATACTGTTGCAAATAAAGGCACAGTAAGTGTTTACGAATTAAAAGACTCTGGATTTGACTTAACTCAACGATTAATAAGTCCAAATGTAGAAGTAGACGATCAGTTTGGATTTAAAGTACATGGATTAAACGACAGTGTTGCTGTCACTAGCAGTCGTGGAGACATTACTTTAGATACAACATTTAATGTACACTCACAACTAGTAGAATTTTCAAATTTAATATATGGAACTGATTATGTTTTAGACAAAGATAGTGAGTTAAGCGGACAAGAAACCTTATTTGACAATGGCTTTACAACTTTCTTTAAAACTAATAAGAATATCGGAAGTGTGCATGTATTTGAAAAAGTAGATACTACATATATTCCTGCACAGTCTTTAGAAACAGATCTGGAAGACATGGTAGGCTACGGCAAAGAAATATTATTCAATAATAATCACGTATACATTGCTAATCCTACATATACTGATAGCGAAACATATCAGGGAATTGTACAAGATTTTAGAAAAGAAAGAAATAGTAAATGTATTGAAATAATTAGATCGCCAATTGACATGGTAGATTTAGAAAAGATAAAAGGAATATTTTTATACAATACGGATACTAATCAGCTGATAGAACGACTAGACTTTATAGATCCTATTCAAGGCAAAATTGCAGGAATAGCTGATCAAAATATTAGTTATAAAGTACACTATGATCCTGCTGTGTATTCTGTAGGAACAACTCAAGTTACTGTAGACGAACTAGCAACTTGGGGAGAACGACAAGTTGGACAACTATGGTGGAATCTTAGTCAAGGACTGTGGGTTAATCCTTACCAAGGAAATACAATATATCAAACAAATACATGGAATACATTATTTGAAGGTACAGATGTAGAAGTATGCGAATGGGTAGAAAGTAATTATCTTCCTTCAGAATGGGCAGAATTGGCAGACACAGAAGAAGGTCTTAATGAAGGTATAAGCGGACAACCTAAATACGGTGATGAAATTTACGTACAAAAATCAATTTTTGACTCAGTTTCGCAAACATTCTCTAATAAGTATTATTTCTGGGTGTCAGACAAAGTTATTGTTCCTGATCTAGCACCAAGAACAATTAGTTGTAACGAAGTAGAAAACTTAATTAGAAACCCGCATATCCAAGGATATAAATTTGTAAGCCTATTAAAAGATAATAAATTTATAGTTCATAACTGCGATGGATTATTATCTGACAGAGATGTTGCTATTAATTTCCAATATTGGACAGTAGATGATACAACTAGAAATATTCACTCTCAGTATCAAATTATCACAGAAGGACTTGCAACCAGCACTCCGAATAGAGATATAGAACAAAAATGGTTTGATAGTTTAGTTGGTTATGACGCTTATGACAGGCCAGTTCCTGATATTAATTTAAAGGCAAAACAACAATACGGAGTACTTAATAAACCAAGACAAAGTATGTTTGTCAATAAGGTAGAAGCTCTAAAACAACTTATAGAAAGAACTAATTCTACTCTTAAAAACTATTTAATTGTAGATGATTATGACTTGGATAGATTGTTTGAAAAAGAAGCACCACCGTCTATATCTACAAATTTATACGATTTAATTTTAGATACAGAACAAGAACTTCAATTTGTAGGTACAGCTAGATTAAAAACTGCACAATTAACACCTGTAATTGTTGAAGGATCTATTACTAGAGTTGACATTGTTGATCCAGGCAGAGGATATCTAGTGCCACCGTCGTATAAAGTAGACGGTATTGGATCAGGAGCAGTATTAGAGTTTGAACTAAACTCGTCTGGCGGAATAGCAAACGTAGTTGTTGTGTCAGGCGGAGACAAATACACCGACGAAACAACGGTTACTTTAAGAAACTTTAGTGTTCTTGTAAATGCTGACTCTAGTGCTAGAGGACGTTGGACACTATCTAGATGGAATTTTGATTTAGAAGAATGGGAAAAGATTACTGCACAGCAATATGATACAAGTCAGTATTGGAACTATGTAGATTGGTATGCCGACACATACAGCGAGTTTAGTAAAATAGATTATATAATAGATCAAAGTTACGAATTAGATTTCTTAGAATCTGAAGTAGGCGATCTCGTGAAGATTAATAATGTAGGTACAGGTGGCTGGCTATTATTAGAACAAATAGACGATCAAGAAAATGTTGACTACACAGTAAACTTTAAGACAGTAGGTAGACAGAACGGTACTATCCAGTTTAAGAATACTCTTTATGATACAGCTGCAAATAAAATAGGTTATGATAGTGATACGTTTGATTTAACATTCTATGATAATCTACCTATCACAGAAACTCGTGTTATCTTAGAAACTTTACGAGATAGTATTTTTGTTGATGAGCTTGCTATACATTATAATGAGTTGTTCTTTGCAAGTGTAAGATATGCGTTCAGCGAACAAAATTACATAGATTGGGCATTTAAATCTAGTTTTGTAAAAGCAAAACATAATGTAGGAAATCTTGAGCAAAAAATTAATTTTGAAAATGACAATTTAGAAAATTATGAAGACTTTATCAACGAAGCTAAACCTTTTAGAACTAAAGTAAGAGAGTTTATAAGTTCTTACGAATCCGCTGATACTGCTCAAAATTTTGTTAGTGATTTTGATTTACCGCCTTATTATAATGAATCGTTAAGAAAAATTACCACACGTAATTTTACATATGACAACGGAACAATATCTAGTGTAAGTGAAGGAGCATTAAGTTATCCAGACTTAGCGTGGCAAGAAAATAACAAGTTCCAACTTGTGGATATCAAAATTGCAGACAGCGGCAACGGATATATTCAAGCTCCGCAGGTTGTATTTGACGTTGAAACAACAGCTAAAGCAGTAGCATATGTAAGCAACGGAAAAGTAAATGCAATAGAAATACTTGATGTAGGCAATGGATTTACAAAAACACCTGTAATTACAATCGAAGGCGGATTAGACGAAGGTGGCACGGCAGCTAGAGCAGTTGCTATCATCGGAGATAACGTAGTCCGCTCTGCTAGAACAGTTCTTAAGTTCGATAGAATTCAAGGCAGATACGAAATTAATGAAATCGCAGAAACAGAAACATTTGTAGGCGGAACAAATACCACAGTGTTTACATTAAAATGGCCTATATCTTATGATGTTACTGCTATTGACATAAAAGTTAACGGTGTAGAAGTTTTACAAAATAATTACACCTATTATAATAAAGAAGACACAAGCCTAGGATTTACTAGACAGCTAGGAGAAATAGAATTTACTACACCGCCTGCTAGTGGAAGTGAAATTGTTGTATCTTATAATAAAGACATCAGTGTTCTTTCAGCAGCTGATAGAATACAACATTACTATAATCCTACAACTGGACAGTTGGGCAAAGATTTACCACAGTTAATGACAGGTGTAGACTACGGCGGAGTTGAAATTACAAGTTTCAGTTTTGCTGGAGCAGCAGGATGGATGACAGAATTAGATGGTTGGTATACCAGTACTTGGGATGACTATGACACAACTTATGAAGACGAAGTATTCCAATTAGATGGTAGTACTATTAGATTACAATTAAGTCAACCATTAGAAAACGGTGTTGTGTACAATGTTTATAAAAATGGTGTACGCATAGATGACGAAAACTATGGCACACAGGATCAAACTAATGCCAATGCATTGATGCCAAGTTTAACAGGTGACGGCGTTACGGATTATCTAGACTTAGACGATTATGGTATTAGTTCTGCGTCTGACGATTTGTTTGTAGTAAGAAAAATTACCAGCGACGGATCTATTACACCAGATCCTACAAGTTATGATACTCAATTACAGGGCGGTGATCTTAATTATTCTACAGCAACAGGGCTTCGAGCAGAAGACATTATTGTAGACGGAGACGGAATAGTAACTATAACTAATACTTCTGGACCAGAAGAAGTAGTTCCAGGACACGTTGTAGATACACTAGATATTAAAGTGTACGATCGCCCAGGTGACGGCTCTAGTAAAATGTATGTTTACACATTCAAGGTAGATCCTTATACTAGTGTATTCACAGTTGATAATCTTCCTGCAAATACAGCAAGTATATTTGCAAAAATTAATGATACAGTGATAAACACTAGTGACATAACACTTAATATGGCAAATAGTACAGTTACGTTACCTGAATCAGGAAATGGTATTATTACTGGAGAAAATCTAGTAAGTATTGTATTGATGGATCAAGCTGGAGCAAACATTTACGATATTGATGAATTTGTTGCAGAAGAAGCAGTTAATAACTATATTACTCAGGTTCCGTTTGCGGAAGACTTACAAGTGTATGTTACTGTAGCCGGTATACCTGTTAATGTTACATTAGTGGAAGCCGACGAAACATTCGGTGATGATCAAGGCAGATTAGTATTAAGATTTGATGAACCTCCGTTTGCTGGTAATATTATAAGATACAGTGTATTCGGCGCAGGAGATCAGTCATACAGTGTTGTTGCAGAACAATTAGAAGTAGGCGACGGAAATACTGTGAACTTTGTATTAGACAATGTACCTTTATATAAATCTCCTGTAGAACAAAATATGCTTGTTTTTGTAGATAATCTTGCATTAATAGCAGATTATAATGAAACATTTACTGTAAGTTCTACTAGAGAATATGTGCTAAGACAATATCAACAAGAACCTAGTACAATTGTAGCTGAAAATATTTCTGTTTTCTTAAACGACGAATTACTTACAAAAAATATTCAATATCGATGGAGCAGTGCAAATTCTAGTATAGAGTTGTCTACTGGCGTTGGTAATACAGGAGATAGATTAAAAGTTTACGTACACACCGGAGAATACACGGTTAATAATGGAACAATACAATTTAACACAGCACCAGCTCAAGATGCTCAAATAAAAATTGTAACGTTTACAAACCACGATTTACAAAACTTTGATAGATTTAATTTAGAAGTTGTTTCAAAAATTACACTAGATCCTAGTTTAACTGATTACAACGAATATCGTAGCTTAACTAACGGATTGATCAAACTATCTGAAGCTGCAACAGATGTACAATATGTTTTTGTTTTAGTTAACGGAAGTAGATTAACACCTAATGTTGATTATACACTAACTGATGATAGACAATATCTAAGAATTGAAAAAGATTTAACAGAAAATGATGTAATAGACATCCTACAAGTTAGAGGAACGCCGATATCTGGCAAGTTTGGATATAGAGTATTTAAAGATATGCTTAATAGAACACACTACAAGCGTCTTAACGATACATATAGATATACTCTTGCACAAGATTTAAATTGGTATGACACTGCTATTGAATTAGATTCGGTAGAAGGATTGCCTGAACCAAACAAGGCAAAAAATATACCAGGTGTTGTGTTTATCAATGGCGAACGTATCGAATACTTTGTAATTCAAGATAATCGTTTAAGACAACTTAGACGAGGCACTCTAGGAACAGGTATCAAAGAATTACACGAAGCAGGAACCAGAGTTTACAATCAGGGTGTTACAGAAACTATACCTTACAAAGACGAAACAATTGTAGATACAGCTGAAAATACTGGCGGAACAACATATACAGTAAACTTTGATATTTCTAGTATAGATGAGTTAGAAGTTTTTGTAGGCGGTACTAGATTACGTAAATATGACATAAATGTTTATGATTATACCGTAGATCAAGATTCTCCGGCAGGAGATATAACATTACCTGCACAGTACAGTGTAGACACAGCAACTAATACAGTTACTTTAGTAGATGCACCAAATGCTAATGCAAGAATCCAGTTTGTTAAGAAAACAGGTAAAACCTTTAGTTTACCGGGTGTTTCATTAAGAAATTCAGAATCTGAAGTAGCAAGATTTATAAGATCAGTAGAGGTGGACTTACCTTAATAAATACGATGTCAAGGAATTAAAATGGAAAAATTACAAGATTCACAGAGCTTATTGATACAAGGGCACATTCGGATTTTCGATCCAGAGAATGATGTTGAATATGTCAATAAAAGAAATGCAATCCATTATGAAAACATGAGTATAAGTCTTGCAGAAAGTGTAGCAAATGCTGGCACTAGCTGGATTTATGAAATGAGTTTTGGAAATGGCGGAACTAGCGTAGACGAAACAGGTATAATTACATACCTAACTCCAAACTCTACAGGAACAAATGCAAGTTTATACAATCAAACGTATACTAAAATTGTTGACGACAGGAGTGTTAACAATGTTGATCCTGTGCGTAATAAAATAGAAACAAGACACGTAAGTGGCACAAACTATACAGATGTAGTAGTAAGTTGTTTGTTAGATTATAGTGAGCCAAACGGCCAGGATGCGTTTGACACAGCAACGCAAAGTGATAGTTTATATGTATTTGATGAACTAGGATTAAGGGCATACGATCCTAGCGGTTCTGGTAGATTATTAACCCATGTAATTTTCCATCCTGTACAAAAGTCACTCAACAGACTTATACAAATCGACTACACAGTGCGTATTCAGAGTCTATCGGGGGTATAATAAATGGCATATACTATTAGTTTTACAAATGCGGTAGACAATGGCACTATAATTATAGAAGATGGAACTATTAATCAGGAAACAGATTTAAAATTTCCTGGTAGAAGTGTAACGAGCTACGGCGAAGCAATAGCAGAAAACTTTTTACATCTACTAGAAAATTTTGCAAGTTCTACTGAACCTAGTAGGCCTGTAACAGGACAATTATGGTACGATACAAACGCAGCATCTCCGCAATTAAAAATTTACGACTCTACTCAATTTGTTGCCGCTGGCAATTTAAAGAAAGGAGATACACAACCTGAAGCAAGTGCTAGTGTTGCTGGCGACTTATGGTCAGATACTGATAATCAACAACTTTATTTGTTTACAGGTGCAGGCTGGACTCTAGTAGGACCGCAATTTAGTGATGGACTAGCAACAGGAGCCTCTCCAGAAAGAATTATAGGTATAGATAATTTAGAGCACAGTATTATACGAGTAGAAGTAGATGCAGTTCCAGTTGCTATAATTAGCGGAGAAGCATTTACCCCTAAGACAACTATACCAGGATTTTCAAGTTTAAAAGCAGGAATAAATCTTAGTTTCAATACATTCGGAGCCAGCGGAATACCTAAAATAATTGGTACAGCAGAAAAAGCAGAAAATTTACTAGTTGGTGCAGAAACAGTATTAGCAAGTAACTTTTTAAGAAGCGATGTTATTTCTACTACAAATCAACAGCTTAGAATAAAGAACAACAGCGGATTATTAGTAGGTAGTGGAGGCCAATTAACTGTCGGCGTCGAAGGCGAGTCTGCAATTATTCAACATAACACAAGTGGAGCTGCAATTGATATAAGAGTTAATGACGAAGGCATTAACAAAACTGTAATTAAAGTAGATGCATCTACTAATGTTGGTATTAATAATCAAAATCCAGGATACGCATTAGATGTAACAGGTACAATTCAAGCAAGTGATTCGTTACTTGTAAACGGAGTAGCAGAAAGTACAACATTTGGATCTGGAGCAATTGTAACCAAAGGTGGGCTAGGTGTTGCAAAAAATACATATATCGGCGGCGATTTAAATGTTGCAGGAGATACTACTTTTACAAACATTTTACCAGACGGTTCTCTTACTCGTGACATTGGAACACAATTATTAAAATATAGAAATGTTTACGCTAACAAATTTATTGGTGATTTAGAAGGTGATGTAACAGGTACACTTTCCGGAACAGCTACTAGGGCAAATAGAATCACTAGTGCTACTACATTTATAATCACAGGTGATATAACAGCAAATCAAATATCGTTTGATGGTTCGACAGGCGGAAACACAAAAACATTTACTACTTCTGTTGCTAATACGTTTATTTCAGGAAAAAATCCTGTCGTAACTAATTTGTTCGATGACGAATTGTTAATTAATCGAATTTCTGGCAATGACACTGGATTAAAAAAGACAAGTACACGTACACTTTTAAATTTAGTCCCAGTTACTCCTCCAGGAACTGTAGTACCATATGCAGGAATTATTCCATCAGATGGTAGAGTATTATACAATGGCGGAATATGGTTAGTATGCGACGGAAGAGAAGTGGACGAAGAAACCTACGAACTATTGTTCGACACAATAGGAACAGCATTTAAAGATAATCCTAGTGAAAATAAATTTGGTCTACCAGATTTAAGAGGACGATTACCTTTAGGTCTTGACAATATGGGAGGTACTGCCGCAGGAGTAGTTACAGGCCAAAGAGCTGCAGAGCTAGGTAATAAAGAAGGCTCACAAGAAGTTACAATTGATATAGATAATTTACCAGAGCATGAACATACATTACAATCTGATGTCGAAGGAGATATTGTAAAACAGTTTTATGCAATGAGTAAAGATCCTAAGTTAAACGACGGAACAAGCCCGGCAGAATCAATAAGTCAGCCTTATACAATTGATTCTGCAGATGATAATCAAGGACAAGGATATCCAAGATCAGGCGGAGTTTTAGCTGATGTGATTCCCGATCCTGTCACAGGAGATACGATTAAAAATCTTGGCAATGCGTTAGATGTAATGAATCCATTTTTAGCAATCAACTATATCATATTTACTGGGAAAATTGAATTATGAGTTATCAAATTAATAAAAGTGACGGATCTTTATTAGTTGATCTAATTGATGGAATAGTAGATACTAATTCTACTGATTTAACATTAATAGGCAGAAACTATGTAGGATTCGGCGAACAGTTTAACGAAAATTTTGTAAAATTATTAGAAAATTTTGCTGCTGGTTTTGCTCCTAGTAATCCTATTAGAGGACAAATATGGTATGATACAAACAATGGACGTATTAAAGTATACAACGGTGAAGATTTTGAAACTGCCGGCGCCCCTATTGTAAGTTCAGACACTCCTACTCTTACAGAAGGTGATCTATACATTAATCCGTTTACTAAACAATTGTTCTTTGCAACTAGTCCTAGTTCAGGACCAATTCTTGCAGGTCCAATATATACTGAACAGCAAGGTGAAAGCGGATTTAAAATTAGAACAATAACTGATACACTAGAAAGAGAACGTACAGTTGCAGAATTATATCTCGCCGGACAATTAGTTGCTATTTTAAGTAACCAAGAATTTACACCTAATCCTAGTGCAAGTTTACCTGCAGAACTTTCAGAGAATATTCTTAAAGGATTTAATTTTATAGATGAAACAGGATTCGTCTATCACGGTACTGCAAAACTAGCACAAAATGTTATCAATCAAGCAGGCGAAGTTATTAGTGCCGACCAATTTGTTCCAGCAGATAGAGCAGGAACAATGACAGGTACATTGTTTATAGATAATAATAATGGTTTAACAATTGGTACAGGTTCTAATACATCTCTTAAAGTAAGTGGTACTAGGATAGTTTTAGAAAGTAGACTTAAAAACCAAGACTTTGCAGTAACAGTGAATGCTGAAGGTATTACAAAAAATGCTATATTTGTTGATGCTCAGGAAGAAAGAGTTGGCATATTTACAGCTACTCCGTCACATACATTAGACGTAGAAGGTGATGCTAGAATTGCCGGCAACTTAATAGTTGAAGGAACTACTACAAGTGTTGATAGTACTATATTAAGAATAGCAGACAAAAATATTGAATTAGGTATTACAGACGATAGTACTATGCTAACTGAAGCACAAGCAGATGGTGCAGGTATTCTTGTTAAAGTGCAGGGCGATGACAAAACTATAACTTGGGATTTTGGCACTGACGCCTGGCAAATTAGTACGGATCTTAATATTCCAAATAATAAGGGATATTATATTGACGGATCCTTAATGTTAGATTCTACTACATTATACAATGTTACCAGTGCTCCTGCTGTAACAAGTGTAGGTGCATTAACTAATGTAACAGCTGGCTCTATTGAAGTAGGTGTAGATTCTGCTAATACTATTTCCACTACTTCGGGGGATTTAAATTTAAATCCAACAGGTGTTATTAATGTTAACAATAATCAAATAACAAATGTAGCATCACCTAGCGGATCAACACATGCAACAAATAAAGGATATGTTGACGATCTTCTAGCAAGTTCCCACGTAGGATTTAGTTTAGATGTTACAGGATTATCACCAGCAAATATTATAAGTGTTTTAAGCGATTTATATTCGCCCGCAGATTCAGCAGTTGGTAGAACAGCAAGCATTCATACTACATCTCTTGCTGGAGCAACAGTTACAGGTATTGAGGTTACAGTTTCACAGCAACCTAATACTTCAGGAAATATTGTAGTTGCAACAACAGCAGTTGACAGTAACGGAACTAATAATAAAACAGTAATACAGTCAGTGTCACAAGGTACAGATGCAACAGGTTCTGTAAATGTAACTATTACACGTGATCTAAAACACTATATAGTGGTAGACAACGGTGGAACTAATGAGTGGCAGCTAACATCTGGACCAGCGTCTAGTGTTTAATATGAATAAATACATGTGTATATGGGGTTAAAGAAACATGGCTTATCAAATTGATCGTTACAACAACACACCAATAACTGTTGTAGAAGATGGAACAGTAGATCAAACAACTGATCTTAAGTTCATAGGAAAAAACTACGCAGGATATGGTGAAATCCAAAACGAAAACTTTTTATTTTTATTAGAAAACTTTTCTAGTGCTAACGAACCGCCTAAGGCAATATCAGGACAAATATGGTACGACAGTGGTAGTTCAAAATTAAAGTTTTACGATGGAACAAAGTTCCGTACCACAGGTGGAGCGGAAGTAAGTGCTACAGCACCGACTGGCTTGACCATAGGTGATTTTTGGTGGGACACTGCTAACGAACAATTATATGCTTTAGGTAGTGGCGGATATGTTTTAGTCGGCCCCCAGGGAACTGCTGGTAACATTACACAAATGGTTACACGTCAAGTAAGAGACGTGCTTGCGGTAAATCATAATGTTATGATAGCATATGCAGAAAATAATCCAATATACACAGTTTCTGCTGATAGTTTTGAAATTGACTCTTCAGATCAAGAAAACGCTATTCCAGGATTTACTCATATTAAACAAGGCTTAACTCTTGTTAATACAAATTATCAGACAGGTGTTACTACAACTGGTCACAGATATTGGGGCACAGCAGCTGACTCAGATAGATTAGGCGGCTTCGAAGCTTCTGACTATATAAGAGCTGGCGCAGCAGCGTTTACTGGTATTGCTGAATTTACAGATGATGGTATTGCAATCGGTGATGGCTTAGATTTAAAAATTTACATCGAAAACGATAATCAAGGTGTAATACAAAACGCCGTTGGCAATAATAACCTAATTAAATTTAAAGCAAACAACCAATCTGGAACAGCAGTACATAGTGTAACAATTCAAAGCACAGGAATTAATCCTGCCTCTAGCTCTGCCTTTAGTCTAGGAACCTCCGTTTTAAAATGGAGCAATGTTTATGCTGATAATTTTGTCGGTGTTGCAACAGTAGCAGGAGGATTGACTCCGGATAGCGGAACAACAACTTATCTACCTAGTATTAATTCTGGTGTAAACACTGTTGCTTTAAGAGATGGAAGCGGCAATTTAACAGCAAATTTCTTTAACGGTATATCTACTGGTGCAAAATATGCTGATTTAGCAGAAAAATATACTACAGAAGCTGAATATTCAGTAGGCACAGTAGTCGCAGTTTGTGAGCACGAAGAACACGAAATGGCATTAGCAACACCTGCAAGTGTTGTAGCTGGTGTAATTTCAGAAAAGCCTGCTTTCTTAATGAATGCAGAAGCACAAGGACAAGCAGTAGCATTAAAAGGAAGAGTACCTGTTAGAATTATAGGTGCTGTTAAGAAAGGGGATAAAGTTTTTGTAGCCCAAGATGGGCTAGCAAGCATTGAGGGCCAGGGAGAGCTTGTAGGAGTAGCATTAGAAACTAACTCTGATGTTTCAGAAAAATTAGTTGAATGTTTCCTAAAAGTATAAATAAACTACGTAGTTAATGTAATAGGAGTACTACATTATGGCCCAAGGTGATCTTTTAACCGCCACCCGATACAATAACATACAAACAGATATATCTCTAGTGCTAGGAAATGGTTCTGGCAATTTTGGATACGGACAAACGGTAGAAAGTGTCCAAGTACAAGGCGGCAATGTAAAGTTAGTAGAAGCTACTGACATGCAAAAACTTTATAACGATTTAATTAAATGTAGAGTACATCAAACAGGATTATTACCTTCAGATGTTATTGCAAATGTTCAGCCAGGCGACTTAATTACAGATGATACTGGCGGAACTGATACTCCAGGAGTTCTTCCAGCAGATGGAGATTTAAAAGGTTATGTTAATTACGAAGATCTAACAGCAACTATTAAATCTGATGCAGAACGTTTTAAATTAGCTACCAGCCAAGCTGAAAATCTTGAATTAAAAACTAGTACAAACCAACCAGTTTCTTCTACTAAAAGTTCAGCTTGGACAGCAGGACAAGATAATCTAGTCCATGAGTTTTCAGTGAATTTTACAAACTACGATCATGCAAGACATTACTTCAACGCTGGCGGCAGAATTAACATGCAAGCAGAAGTAGCTCAAGGAACAACGCAAAATACTAAACAGCGCGATTGGTATTTAATGCTTTTAAATATGGGTATTATAAGTTTTGGCCCTAATGCTACAACTAGCCAAGACCCTGACGCAGACGGTGATACTGTTTACTTAAATCGTAATTATGCAGCTACTAACATAGGTTTCTGGGACTTAACAGAAACTAATCAAGTAGTTTATTCTAAAGAAGGCGAACTAGGATCTGTATACGCAGAAAATGATTACACAATTTATGCACGTAGAGATGCTGTTCCTGCAGATCCTACTACAGGTGTGTTTAAAATTTACATAAGAATTGAATTCAACGATGACGACCAAGGTGACGATCAAATTGCTGATGGTTATAATTATGCAACAGACGAGTCAGTTACTGCTCCTGTAAAAAGCATTGTAAAATATTTTAGACCATCGGGCGACTATGTAGATGTTGCTGCCCCTACTGGTACTAACATTTCCACACTTTAATACTTGACACCTTAGACTATATTTGCTATAATACAATTTATAGTCTAAGGAGAATATTATGGACGAAAGATTAGAAAAAGCACTTGACTTTTCTAATTACATGATTACGCTTAATAATCAAAAACGTATCCTGCAAGAAAGCGTTTATCAAGATCTTATTTATTATACCAGCGGTAGTAAATTTACAGTAAACCGAGAGCTCATATGCTTCTGTTCTACTCTTGTAAATTTTAAAAGAGAATCCGTGGTGTTAATTGACGACAACGATATTCCTGTAAAAATAGATGACATAAACAAATTTTTAGAAGATATTTTAGACACATATTTTATTGCAACTAATAAATTTAACACAGAATATCAAAAATTAAAATCTAACCGAAGTGTAGAAAAATTAGTAGAACTATGAGTAAAGGCGTTTTAGTATTTGCTAGAAACAACAATACCGTAGACTATGTAAAACAAGCGTACTTTTTAGCAAAGCAGGTAAAAAAATACTTACAACTACCTACTACTATTGTTACAGATAGTGGTGATTATCTGCGATTGTCCTTTCCAGATTACGAAACTGTGTTTGACAGAGTTATTAATATTGTATGGAATAAAAAAGATTTATCTAAAGATACAACACTCAGTAAGACAGAAAATCACACATTTAAAAGATACCACGACGGAACTTTAGTAGAAAAGAAATTAGAATTTAAAAACGAAACTAGGACACTGGCATATGATGTTAGTCCTTATGACGAAACTCTTTTGTTAGATAGCGATATTGTTGTTAACAACGACTTATATAAATGGTGTTTCACACAGCCTAATAATTTTTTAATTTATAAAACAGCATACGACTTAGCCGATTTTAGAGATTATAGAGAATTTGAATATATTAGTGACTCGAGTATAGATTTTTATTGGGCTACTTGTGTATTTTTTAGAAAAACTGAGTCTAATAAAATTTTCTTTGACCTAGTACAACACATACAAGAAAATTGGACTCACTATAAAAACGTGTATCAACTTAACAGAGTAGTGTATAGAAATGATCATGCATTTAGTATAGCAATTCATATTATGAACGGATTTCAATCAGGAACTATGTTTGCAAAAGAAATGCCAGGAAAACTTTTTTACACCACTGACAAAGATATTTTGCATAAAATAGACAACGACGAAATGCTGTTTTTATTAGAGAAACAATCGCATCGTGGAGAATATACTGCGGCAAGATTCAAACATTATAATATTCATGTAATGAATAAATTTAGTTTAAACAGATGTATAGACGAGGTACTCGATGTCTAAAGGATTTGTTATGATGGCAGTTGGCAAAGACTATGTATTACAAGCATGTCTTTGTGCTATGAGCATTAAACATACAGGAAATATGTTTCCTATAAGTGTTATAACCAACGATAAAATTCCATCCAAATATAAAAAATTATTTGATAAAATTGTAAAGATACCTTGGTCTAATAATAAAGTAGATAGATTTGCCACCACAGATAGATGGAAAATATATCATGCAAGTCCTTATGAAGAAACTATAGTTTTAGACACTGACATATTAGTTTTACAAAGTTTAAATGATTTTTGGAAGACACTTGCAAATTATAATTTATACTTTTTAACAACAGCACATACATATCGTCATAAAGAAGTTACAAGCGATTATTATAGAAAAGCATTTACTAAAAACAAACTACCTAATCTATATAGTGCTGTACATTACTTCAAAAAAGGACCAGAAGCACATAATTTTTATAAATGGGTAGAATTAGTATCTAACAACTGGGAATTTTTCTATGGACAATTTTGCAAAGAATTTTATCCCAAACTACCGAGCATGGATATAACATATGCTATTGTAAGTAAAATTTTAGATATTGACACTGAAGTAGTAAATTCTAAATCAAAATTTCCTATGTTAGTACATATGAAGCCAAGAATACAAGAATGGAGACACATGCCAACTAGTTGGCAAACAAAGGTAGGTGCATACTTAACAGACGATTGCTTGTTAACAATAGGAAATACCTTGCAACAAGGCGTATTTCATTACACAGAAAATGACTTTGTTCGACAAGAGTTTTTAGATAGATATGCTAATGCAATAGGATTAGAATAATGTTTAAGAGTTATGTTTATTACGATACTGAAACAGGAGAAGTGATAGGAATATCTAATGTTGAAAACAAAGAACACGGATCTTACATTGTAGTTGATCATGAAGAAGTAAAAGAAGCAATGTTAGGAATTGTTCCTTTTAAATTCTTATCAGTAGTAATGGATATTAAAACTAAAAAATTTGTTTTAAAAAATAAAAAGAATGTAGAAGATGCAACTGACAACAGTGATGTAAACGAATTTTTATATGAAGTACCGGATAGATATTCTAAAGATTATGATATTTTAATTGAGCAAAATTGTAAAGAAAAATGCTGGAAAATTTTAATAGGTAAAGAATTGCAGACAGCCTTGTCGGGCGCACATTTTGATAGAGTATTTGACTTTAGCATTACAAAAAAAAGAAATCCTAATATTTTTTACAGACGTTTAGAATTTGACATGCGTCAATTAATTAGCAGAGGTGGATTAGACTTTCCATTTACGGATAATTTTGAACTTGACAATACTGCTATAAGCCTATATACTAATAAAAAATTTGATGTATATGCATACAGAAAGGTAGAAAATGAAGTTTAGAGTAGCAGATTGTGATATAATTTATTTAAGTTACGACGAGCCGAACGCTGAAGAAAATTACGCAGATTTATGCACAAAAGTTCCCTGGGCAAAAAGAGTTCATGGAGTTCACGGAAGCGATGCAGCACATAAAGCGTGTGCAAATATTTCAGAAACAGATAGATTTATTACAGTTGATGGTGATAACATCATTGATGAAAATTTTATCAATCAAGAAATTGATTTTACAGAGCACAAAAGTTTAGAAAAAACAGTAATTAGTTGGTGCGGACAAAATGTTATTAATAGTTTAATGTACGGTAATGGCGGATTAAAATGTTGGCCTAAAGAATATGTGCTTAACATGCGCACTCATGAAAATGCTGATCCTAACAACGAACATGCACAGGTAGATTTTTGTTGGGACGCAAAATATATCCAAATGAATAGTTGCTATTCTACAGTATATAATAATGCAACTCCACAGCAAGCCTGGCGAGCAGGGTTTAGAGAAGGTGTAAAACTTGCACTTGACAGAGGTGTAAGAGTAGGTAAATCAGAATTTTTACAAAAGGCGCACTGGAAAAACTTACACATGTTATATGTGTGGGCAATGATAGGTGCCGATATAAAGAACGGAGATTATGCAATTTTAGGAACTAGAGCAGGATTGTATAAAACTATGTGTACAGAATGGGATTATGTGCAAGTTCGTGATTTTGAACATCTTAATAACTTATGGTCAGAAGAATTTGCAACTATTCAAAGTAGTGCAGTTTACGAAGAAGCGTGTAAATATACAGATGTTTTAGTAGAACAATTAGGTATAACTATTGATCATCCGTTATCTCCAGGACAAAGCAAGTTTTTTAAACATTTGTATCAAAATCCAAAAAGAAACCGCAAGTTAGAACAGCTAATTATAGATCCGGAATGAGCAGTAAGTACTACGATAACGTAAAAAAGACTAAAGAAGATTTAGAAACAATATCTTCTACCATGTGTTTGGCTAAATGGTATCAAGTTAGTCTACATCTTCCGCAAGGTCTTACACAAAGTTGTTACCACCCTCCGACTCATTTAATTCCTGTTGTACAATTAGATGATAATCCGGGTGTTCTGCATAACACACCTGAAAAAATAGAACAAAGAAAACAGATGCTAAAAGGCGAAAGACCCTCTGGATGTCAATACTGCTGGAATATAGAAGACGCTCCAAGTGGCCCCCACTATAGCGATAGACATTATAGAAGCAGTGAATGGTGGGTAGAAGATAAACTACGTGATGCAAAAAAAGAAACATGGACGGCACTACCTCGCTATGTAGAAGTTAACTTTAACCAAGCATGTAATTTTAAATGTGTATATTGCAGTCCCCATTTAAGCACAGCATGGGAAACTGAAGTAAAAGAACACGGTGCAGTGCCAACAGCAAATGGGTTTCATAATGATATAAACAGTTTAGATCACAAAGGATTAATGCCGATAAAAGTTTCTAATAGCGAAAATCCTTATGTACAAGCATTTTGGAAATGGTGGCCTGATCTGTACAAAGAATTAAAAGTATTTAGAATGACAGGCGGAGAGCCGTTAATGGACAAAAATACCTTTAAGGTATTAGACTATGTAGACAAAAATCCTAATGCATTTTTAGATCTAAGTATTACTAGTAATATGTGTCCTCCTAGCCAAGAACTGTTTGATAAATTTATTTCTAAGTTGCAAAAACTAGAAGAAGTTCGGATCTGGGAAGATCAAGAAAAGATAAATCCCCATACAGGAAATAATTGGTATGTATCACCTGCTTGTAAACATTTTAGTTTATTTGTAAGTGTAGACAGTGTAGGAGAACATGCTGAGTACATAAGAGAAGGACTAGATTTTGCTAGAATGATAGAAAATGTAAAATCTGTTCTTAACAATACTCACGGAACAGAAATTACATTTATTAATACATTTAATTTAATGAGTGTTCCTAGACTTAAAGATTTTTTACAATTAATTCTTGATCTAAGAGTAGAATTTGGATTTGAAAATCAGTCAGAGCTAGAAATAACACCTCCTAAACAGGGAAATTTAACACATCCTCCTTTTGTAAGAAAACGTAGACAACGTATTTGGTTTGATATTCCTTATCTAAGATCTCCAGATTGGATGGCTGTAGAAAATCTTTTTGAATATAAAGAATACACAGATACTTTAAATGAGTGCTTAGACTTTATGATAAAGAATCGAGAAGACGAGAATTACTCTAAAACGTTTCATGGATTTAAAGAATATGAAATTGATAAATTACGTAGAAATATTGCACATATGAAACAAAGTTTTATACATATGTCTGAAACTACAAAAAGTGAAAGAAAACAAAGTTTTAAAAAATACTTTAATGCGTTGGATTCTAGGCGTAACAGGAATTTTAGTAAAACATTTCCTGAATTAGAAACATGGTATAATGATTGCAGCCAAACATAGCTATAATTTTAAGAGCGTAACGTAAATAACTTTAACAAAATGGTGTATGAATGAGTAGAGATAAACGAGTAGACGATGTTGCAAAACGATTAAACAAGATCGGACCAGGATTTTGTGCAATGAAATGGTTGCATCAAACATTGTATTTGCATACAGGAGATAATCATAGTTGTTATCATCCTCGCCCGCATCATATTCCGTTAAAAGAAATTGAAGCAGATCCTAGTGCCTTACACAATACAGAGTGGAAGAAGCAGCAACGTAAAACAATGCTAGAAGGCGGTCGTCCTGAAGAATGTTATTACTGCTGGAACATTGAAGATTTAGAAGGTGAACATTTATCTGATAGAATGTTTCACAGTGCAAGTAGCTTTGCTGAACCTATGATTGAGGAACTAGCAGAATTACCATGGGACGCTCCTATTAATCCAAGATATTTAGAAGTGAGTTTCGGTAACGGATGTAACTATCGCTGTGGTTATTGTTGTCCGCAAGCAAGTACTCTTTGGATGGATGAAATACAAAAACATGGTAATTATGATCTAACATATAATCAGTACGGTATTGAATTTTTAGAGCACGGTACATACTACGGACCCAAAGATGATAACCCTTATGTAGAAGCATTTTGGAAATGGTGGCCTAGTTTACGTAAAGACTTGCACACACTACGTATTACAGGCGGCGAACCTTTAATGAATCCAGGAGCAATGCAGTTCTTTGACTTATTAGAAGACGAGCCAGCTCCGCAACTAGAGATTAGTTTAAATAGCAATCTTGGCGTTACTACTGCTAAAATGGATAGAATGTACACTCGTATTCAAAGTTTACTTGATAACAATAAAATTAAAAAATTTACATTGTTTACTAGCATTGATACCTGGGGTCCACAAGCAGAGTATATGCGTACAGGTCTTAAATTAGATCATTGGGAACGTAATCTTAAAAAAGCGTTAGATATGGGCTTCGAAGTAAGTTTAATGTGTACATTTAATGTACTCTGTGTAACTAACTATAAAAGTTTAATGGAAAAAATGATTGAATGGAGAAATGAATATGGAAAACATGCTATTAGATTTGATGTTCCGTATTTAAAAGAACCACCACATTGGATGATTAACATTCTTCCGCAAAGTTTTATATCTTACATGGATGATACTTTGTCTTTTATTGATAACAATATGGATTGGTTTAATCCTCAAGAATACGAAAAATTTAAACGTGTAACAAACTACATGAAAACACATCCTATTGCATCTGACAGAATAACACAAGGACAACGAGACTTTTATTCGTTCTTTACAGAAAACGATAAAAGATTAGGAACTAACTTATTAGAAGTATTTCCAGAATACAGTGATTTTTACGATCATTGCAAAACAATTTATGAAACATACGAGAAAGTGTAATGTGGAACGGTAAAATAGATCAAGTTCACTGGGAACCTAGCGATAAGTGTAATAGTGCATGCCCTATGTGTCCTAGATATACCAGCGACGGCTTTGAAAATCCTGCACTGGTAAACACAGAATGGACATTAGATGGATTTATAAATGCATGGCCGGAACAATTCCTTAAAGACTTAAAGAAAATTTTAAGTTGCGGCAATTTCGGTGATCCTTGTGCTTGTAGAGACTTTTCAGATATTTACAAATATGTAAGAAGTATAAATCCTACTATAGGTCTTGCAGTCAATACTAATGCTAGTTTAAGGACACCTGATTGGTGGGCACAACTAGGTTCAGTTATGCGTAAAGAACAAAGTAAAGCAAACTATTGTACATTTAGCATTGATGGGTTAGACGATACAAATCACTTATATAGAAGAAATACTAATTTCAAAAAAATTATGGAAAATGCTGAAGCCTTTATCGATGCCGGTGGAGTTGCCCATTGGGATTATATTGTTTTTAAACACAACGAGCATCAAGTAGAAGAAGCAAAAAATATTGCTATCAAAATGGGATTTGAAAATTTTAATATCAAAAAAACTACCCGCTGGGGCGGCTACGATGAAAATGGTTTAGGCTATCATAAAGTTTATCACAAAGGCAAATTTTTATATAACCTAGAACAACCTTCAGATAAATCTTTCCAGCATAATTTTGAAGATGCTACACTTTTCCAAAATGAAGAACGACAAAGTTTTACCTTAAAACAATTACGTAAAGTAAAAGGTAAAGATAACGTTCAGCGTGTTTTTGTAAATGGAGAGTATAAAGAAGTTCGATTAAATGATCTAAATGTAGATTGCAGATCAGTTGCCGGAACTAGAAAAGATTCAACAAATGAAATTTATATTGGAGCAGACGGCACTGTTTCGCCGTGTTGTTTTCTTGGTTCAGAACCATTTTTTCCTAAGAACGAAAGAAGAGACGAAAATTATATTAAAATTTTAGATTTATCTGGCGGTTTAGAATTATTTAATATGCATCGTTATGATTTGTATGAAATTCTTGAAAGACCAGCATTTAAAAAATTTATACCTGATACATGGAAGGTTGACGGGAAATCGAGTAACCGGATGCGTCCTTTTAAATGCGGCAGTTGTTGCGGCAGAGAATATAACGGCTTAGATTTTGGAGAACTAGGAGATAAATTAGGAGCATATCTTGATCGATCTAAATAAGTATACAAATTATTGTACCTTTCCGTTCATATCAGTTAGTTTAGATCAATATGGTTCAGTGCGTCAATGTTGTAGTTGTGCGTTTGATATTCCAAAACCTTATTATTTTGATGTAGATAATATTGACGACATTTTAAATAACAATTACATGCAAGATGTGAGGTCTGCTTTTTTAGAAAATAAAAGACATCCCACTTGTGTTAGATGTTGGAATGCTGACGATATAGGCGCAAGAAGTTTTAGAAAAACTGCTATCGATCCTACTAATCCAAACGGCCATATCCATTATAGTGAATCAACTTTTAAAAAAGAATTATCTTGCGAAGATATTAGATATATAGATCTAAATCTAGGAAACAAATGTAATTTAGCATGTAGAATGTGTGATGCAACTAGTAGTACACTGCTTGCTAAAAATTTAAAAGATATTGGAAGATGGACAGGAGAAATTGATCACAATCCTTCACGTAAATTAAAAGATTCTATTTTAGAATTTATTGATCGTTGTAAAAATTTAACAGGTATATATGCTGTAGGAGGCGAGCCGTTAGTTAACGAATTCTTTGATGAAATTTTAGATTTGTTAATAAAAAATGGATCTGCAAAAAATATAGATTTGCAATTTAATACTAATTTATATACTAATAAAATAAGTTCATATATAGATAGATTTTCTAAATTTAAAAGTAACAGAATTTCTGTTAGTGTTGATGGAGAAGGTGACACGTATAATTACATAAGGTGGCCTGGTAATTATACTAAACTTGTAAAAAACTGGAAAGAAATAGAAAAAATAGTTGATCATAGCACTATTAATGTAGGTATATCAACTACTATGCAAAATCTAAATGCTCATAATTATTATGATTTAATTCATAGTGAATTAGGCAGCATCGGCGGAAAACAAACTTGTTTTTATTTCATAGACATAATGGGTACAAATCAACTTAACTTAGTTCCAAAATATATTTTATTAGAACAAATTACAAAATTAAAAAATATGAAATTTATCCATCAGCATGTACACAGTCTTATAAAAACTTTAGAAAATGCATATGAGCAACCAATAGATATAGCCAGGATACACAAATTTTTTAGTATAACAAAAGATTTTGACAAGTCAAGGAAACAAAATTTGTTTAATACAATGCCTTGGTTTTTAAAACTAGCAGACGAGTATAATATAGATCCGTGGTAAAAAATATTAAAACCATTAATACTAATCCTCCGGTAATTCAAGTTGAATTTGAGCCGTTAATGTCTGACGACAAATTAAACAAAATATATCAAGATACTAACAATTTCGAAGAAATAAATTATAATAAAGAATTAACACAAATATCAAATAGATTTTCATACAAAAATAAAAATAAAATTGCTGAAAAACTTTCTTATAATGCAACTCTTTGTTTTGAAGAAATAACAAAATATATTATTAAGTTAGATCCTGTAAATTATCCTATTTATTATGGAGACGTTAAATCTGAAGATTCTCTTTTATCGCAATGGTACGATGAACAGCAACTATGGGATAAAAGACACGGGTTAATAGTATTAGACAAGCCAGGATTTAGTCAAGGATATCATATAGACAACAGATTTGTTTTGTGGGCAGGAGTAATTAATTTACAAGATAACTCAACAACTACAGAAATGTATCATCGTATCGGCGAATACGATTATAAATTATACCACAAGACAATAGGAACAAAATGGACTGGAACTTTTTGGTTAAACACCGAACATACCTGGCATATGCTTCCTGAGGTACAAGAAGACAGGCGAATTCTGTTGTGTAATCAATGGATGTGCGCTACTGCTCTTAAACCCACTTAGACCCGTCCTTATTAAAAACGTAACCGGAATCTTTTAATTGCAAGTTTTCGACTACATTTAAAATATCCTTGGCGTCTTTTTCTTCTTCTCCTTCGGGAAACCATATCGGCTGAATACAAAAAAATATACCTGGATGATATTTTGCAAAACCTCGCATTATATGTAAGTTTGTAGATTTTGAACTAGCATAACCGGCAAACTTCCAATAATCAGGATCTGCACCGTTTATTAAACCTGTAAGCATCCAACCTATCTTAGTGTTATCATTAATTTTTGTTGTGAGTCCTTTTACAATATAATAGGTAATTTGACAATCTAACCAAAATGCTTTATTCCAGTACTCTATAGGAAAGTCGTTACCAGGAGCATAGAACTCGTCATTGGGTCCTCCTCCTGAATTTTGATTAAAAAATATTAGATCGTAAGATTCTGTTTGTATGCTAGATATAATATCTTTTACATCTTGTTCCTTACAATTATGCCAATCAATAGAATATGTAGTAACATTATCGTTTACATAGTTACTACTAGATATAAGATCAACATGATAATTATTCTGAGTTAAAGTTTTAGTTAAAACAGCACCCCATTTAGAACCGCCACCAATTATTAAAGAATTTTTCATAAAAATATTTACCCAATAACATTTTTGCATATATAATAATTGACAAAGTAAAAAAACGTTGTTATAATAAGCTATGTTTGATATTATTTTTATTTCTTATAACGAGCCTAATGCAGATAAAAATTGGGAAGATCTAAAAAATAGATTCCCGTCAGCACAGCGGGTGCATGGCATAAAAGGCATTCACAATGCACATAAAGAAGCTGCTAATATAGCTCTTACAAAAATGTTTTGGGTAGTAGACGCTGATGCTGTTATACTCTCAGAGTTTACCTTTGAATACAGCGCCGCATATAAGGACATAGACTATGATACAGTATATGTTTGTAAAAGTAAAAATCCTGTTAATAATTTAGTTTACGGTTACGGCGGAGTAAAATTACTACCAACTAAACTTACTCGTAAAATGAAAACGAACACGTTTGATATGACTACAAGTATTAGTGAAAAATTTGTTCCATTGCCTGAAGTTTCAAATATCACAGAATTTAATACAGATCCTTTTAATACATGGAAAAGTGCATTTAGAGAATGTGCTAAACTTGCAAGTCAAACTATTGACAGACAGGATAGTGTAGAAACAAATTATAGATTAGATGTTTGGACAACTATTCACAATAATGCGGACTATAGTGAGTATGCCTTAGAAGGTGCCAAAGCTGGTAAAAAGTTTGGTATAGATAATAAAGCTGATATCTCTTTGATTAATGATTTTGATTGGTTAAAAGAGAAATTTAATGAGTAGATTAATTACATTTGGATGCAGTAATACATTTGGAGAAGGTTTACCTGATGCCGAACGTAATGCTAGTAATCCTTCGCTTGCTATTCCTGAACCTAGTAAATATTCCTGGCCTGTATTTTTGGGTAATAAAATTGGAACTGATGTTGTAAATTTAGGAATACCTGGCGGATCTAATAAACAAATATGGAAATTAATATTAAATCAAGAGTTTAAAAAAACTGATATAGTAGTAATTTTATGGACATCTTTTTATAGAACTTGTTTTTTCTCTACATCGGATACTACGTATCGTATATTGCCTTCATGGGCAGATAAAAAACACAAAAGGCCTAAAGACGAATATAATTTTAATAGAAATTATTACAATAATTTTTTCTTTGAAGAAAATTTAAATTTAGAAAGTTTTTTATGTATAGATCACGTAAAAAAATATTTAGATGAAAAAAATATAGAAAACTATCATTTTACATTTTTTAGAAATTCCAAAAGAAGTCCACTACCTATTAATAATATAAAACAACCTATATGGTTTACAACAAAGTTACAACCTTTAGAATTTATTGACGATTTAGCATCAGACAATGATCATCCTAGTGTCCTTGCACATCAAGATTTTGCTAATAAAATTTATAAAGTAATAGGTAGTAATTTACCAACTAGCATGTAACGTGTGCCTCTAGTGTCTTCTACTTCTTCTTCGTATAATACTTTTGCTCGTTCAGGTAATTGATCTTTAAATTCTTCTAAACTATTTACACAATTAACATGTCCATCAATTCCAAACATATTATTAGACTGGAATGCAAAATAACAGTTATCTGAAATACTAGGATCTTTTTCTGACAATCCATCTGCTAGTAATGCGCCTGGACCAAACCAAGGCCACTCTTTCATAGGAGACATATGTTCACAGGATGTATTAATTATAAGGTTTGTTTCTTTATAAAGTTTTCTTCGTGTTTTAAACACATCGTCACATATGTAATCAACATTTTTATAATTAGGAAACATTTTGTTTTTTGAAATTTGGAGCGGTTTTGAATCTAGATCAATTAATACAATTCTTTTAATCTTATTTGCAAGTTTAGGAATAAGAATGCTTCCGTACCAACTCCCCCAAAGTACAACTGTAGAATTTTTATTTAAAATATTAAGATAATCTATAGCATGAAGAAGCGCATCTTTAGATGCAAACTGATTATCACTAAAAGAATCAATAATATCTTCACTGTACTCTGGGTTATCTTTTATAGTTTTTAATACATTTCTAAAAATAGTTTCGTCTATCATTTTCTCACCAAATAGTTATCTATAACTAGAATATCCAATCCACACTTTTTAAATGTAGCAACAGCATCTTCTGGTGTTTCTACAATTGGTTCTTGACAATTAAAACTAGTATTAAGTAGCATAGGAATGCCAGTTAATTTATAAAATTCATTTATTAAATTATAATATTTTTCATTAAATTGTTTTGTTACGGTTTGAATTCTTGCTGTACCGTCTATGTGTGTAACACCGGGAATAGCATTACTTGTTACAGGCATAATGCGACTCATATAAGGTGACGATTGGTTAGTGTCAAAATAATCTTTATAATGCTCTGCTAATACACTAGGAGCAAATGGACGAAAGTCTTCGCGTAGTTTAATTTTACTGTTAATAATATCTTTGATATTAGGATTTCGAGGATCGGCTAGGATACTACGATTACCTAATGCTCTATTACCACTCTCTGATTTGCTTTGATACCATCCTACAATTTTACCATTTGCAATAGCGTCTGCAACATGAATGCAAAGTTTATCAAACGGAAGTTCTTCTCGATTTAATCCACTAAAGATAATAGGATCTATGTCGTGTTCTAATCCTGCATAAACTGAAGGAGAACTTATTGTGTTATTTAAAACAAAGTCAGCATGCATATATGCACCAATTGCCTGTCCTTCATCTCCTGCTGCAGGCGGCACATGAACTTTTTTATAGTGTTTTGTAAATTCTTCGTTCATGTAACCGTTGTATGCAACTCCGCCTGCAATGCACAAGTTGTCAGATGTTTTTAAAGGATATACGTGTTCTTTAATTAAGTTTACAGTATATTCTTGTAATGTAAATGCTACATCTTCTTTGGGTGTAGTTTCTAATACTCCGTATGCATCTTTAGGTAATTTATGATTAGGATTTTCAAGATATTCGTCGATTATTCTATGTACGTCTTGATTATACTTTCCAAAGCCAGCGAGCCCCATAGTTTTGCCTGCTCCTAGATATCCAAATCCAAGATCCTGCGATAACCTGTTCCATAACCCGCCAATAGAAACTTTGTCTGATAAGTCTGTAATGTTTCCTTCTGTGTCAACAAAGATGCAATTAAATTGCCATCCACGTCCATCTATGGCTAGAACATCACTTTTACTAAATCCAGAACTTAACAAAGCATATACAGCATGACTTTGGTGATGATCTATATAATAGTAGTTGTCAGTTTGGTAATAATCCCATAAATTCTTAGGCTTAAAGTCTAAGAAACTTTTATCACCTATGTGTTCTTCTACAAGATCAATAACAAATTGTTGTCCTAGATTTGAACAAGTAAACGCAAATGTATTATCGTTTGTTTGATTTTTGTAGTTTGGTAAAAAATGTTCTAGAAAAAAATGTCTGCTAGGAGTAGGGTCCTGCGGATTATCAGGATTTAAATTATGTTTCCATCGAGTATAACGCTCTGCAAGATAGTGTGTTTTACCGTCATACCAATTATGATCATGTATGTTTAATGCAATTGCAAATATATTCATAGCATCAGGGTCTGTATTTTGTTTGCTTCTTCTTTTTTAAGTTGTTCTAAAATTTGTTCTCTTCGCATTTGTGGTCTAGGCGGAATAATGTCGTAACAATTTACACAATAATTTTCAAATTCAAAAAGTTCGTAGGTCATCATTTTATCAATGTTTTCTTTTGTAACGTCAAATTGTCTACTTCCGTTAATAACCTTTCTACTGCAATGTCTAATCTTTTGTATTTCAAAATCAAAAACAGGAACCAACGGAAACTTTGCACAAATACGTCTTTCTATTTCAGGTGCTTGTACAAGTTCGTGATCTTTATAAAAATCAGGCGAACGTGAATTATATTCTTTAAACTCTGTGTTTTTATGATCTATTTCACTTAAATCAAAATTTTCTCTATATTTGAAGTAGTTAGGAGTTTCTATGATCAAGTTATAGTTATTTTTATCATTTTCTGGCAAAAAGTCATAACTACCTAGTTTTTCAATTCTATCTTCATAAAAATCTAACACAAGGTGTTCAATGTATATAATGTCTGGATCTTCTAATACACTAGGATAAAATTTACGAATAAGACTATTTGAAAGAACTTGTACTATAAGATTTTCATGCTTTTTTATTTCAGCAATTACTTCATCTAAATTTTTAATAAGTCCTGGCTCTCCTCCTAATAAACAAATACGTGTTTTGTATGGAGAGAGACCTTCTAAAATTGTACGCAAAAACTCCATATCAACTTCGAGATTACGCATTTCAAGAGTCCATGCAGTGCAATAGTGACAAGATTTATTACATGACTTAGTAAGATAAAAATCAACAGTCCTGTATTCTGATCCTTTTAAATCTTCTAAAGTTTTTATAGCCATTAAAATTTCCTAATTATTATTAAGTATATAGTATATTTGAATAAATGTCAATGTTATCTTTCGCTATAAATTAATTTTTCTTTAGTTAATGGATCTATACCGTAACTAATTTGCTTTTTTTTATTATCTGCACTACAGGATTTATAACACGATGGTGGTCCAATGTCTTTGGATAAATTTTTATAAAATCTTTTCCATTCTTTAGTTTTTAAAATATCCTCAATATTTTCATAATCAGAAATATTACTAACTGCCAGTAATTTTTGAAAGTCAATATCGTTGTCGTTCATAATATGATCACAGCGACAACAAGGTATTAAATGTCCCCGATTTGTTATAGCATATCCGATCTTTTGATCAAAACACATAGGATTTAATTTTTTCATATATTTAAATTTTTATGTTTTTTGTAGGTATGAGTTTGTCATTAGAGTCTCGCCATCTGGCAGAATTAATTAATAAGAAATTTACATTGTGTTCTTTAGATAGTTTTATTGCAGTATTAATATCGTCCTGGTTATATCGAAATAAAATATATTGCCAGAATGGTTTATGATTAAGATATTTTGTTGATTCGCACATTATATTGTATAGTTTTTCGCCGTCCTGATTTATCCTGTATTTAGAACTGTCTTTTGGTAGTCCGTCGATTCCAAAAAACCATTTAGCATCTGGATTAGATTTAAATGCTTCTATATACCAATTTTTTGATTTAAAAGAAGATGCAGTCGCAATACTTGTATCTATGTTTCTCTCATAACAGAGTTTTAAAAAATCTATTAAATTAGGATGATGTACAGGATCTGAAAGTTGTCCACAAAAATGTATTTTCTTAGAAAATTTTGTAATTTTGACAAAATTTTCATATGTAAGATCCTCTCCTGGAATTTTTTCTCCTTTTTCAACATAATCACGTTGCCTTGAACAATGTGGACATTCTAAAGGACATCTATATGAAAGATCGAGATTAAGACGATCAGTTCTGTGGAAAAAATTTCTTTTAAATTTTTTGTTTTCTTTACATGGAAAAAATTCTTTACACCAATCTAAATCAAATGCCCATCCTTTTTCATAGCACCAAAAACAATTATGACACTCTTTTGTATGGTTATTAGTATCTTCTGCTGATCCAACACATGAGTTTGTTAAAGGATATAAAGTTTTTAACAAATTGTGGTGTTTGTAAATATCTGCAACAAATTTTTTATCCACGTTTACAAATGGTTTATAAATTCCGTTATTTAATTGTGCTTGTATTTTTGTATAATTTCTTCTTTTTTCTGCTTTTTCCAAAAATACATTATTCTTTTTCATAACCTTTAAGGGAGGATTTTTTGTAATACCGTCTACTAACAATGCGTCAGGATATTTTTCTTGTATATTTTTTAAAATGTTATCTAATTGAATTATCTTAGAAACGCCCGGATCTGGTAACTCTTTCATGTAAGAAAATTTTTTCCGAGCTGTACGTATTTCTTTTTTCATTTTAAGATCGTACATGTCAAAATCAAATACATGTAAATTATTAATTTTATTATTAGGAAATTCTTTTTGTATCCATTTTACAATTTTTTCCGCGCAATAATAATCATTAGGAGACCTTATATCTTTTGCACAAAATGGAATGACTTCGATTCGTGGAATATAATAACAAATGATGTATAAAAGTGATGCAGAATCTAAACCCCCAGATAACGAAAGTAGCACTTTATTTGGAACATCAAAGTTAAAAAAATCAATTGATTTTTGATTATATGTTAAAATCATTTTTAAAGAATATTCTTATCAGCTAACTCTTCTTGTTTTTTAACGCTATAGTCCCAAGATTTAAACATTTCTTCTTTTTCTGGAGTAATCTCTTGCGGGACATAAAACTCTTCTAATTCAGGAAAGACGTCAAATAAATTCATTTCCCATTTTGTTCCTTTGTAAAATTCATCAGCTCTTAAAAGATATTCAAATATATCTTGAATATTAATATCAGGATCTTGCGGCATTTCTAAAGCTGCAATTATATCGGGCCAGTCTTGATACTTTGGTATGAGTTGTTTTTTTAATTTTTCCGGCAAATTATTAGGACGTAGGTGTTTTGGATTGTCTACATGAGCCCAGTTCAATTGATGCACTACTGGATTTTCTTTGCACCAATCTACTACCTCGTAAAATCTTAATACACTTAGAAAAGATACTAAACCGTTAAAATCGATAACCGCGTTAGGATATTCTTTGCAAAACTCTATATTTTCAACAACTTTATCCCAAACAGTTCTTCTCCGCATATATTCTATAGGAGCACCAATGCCGTCTACAGATGCTACAACTGTTACTCTATCAAAGTGTGGTATATATTTAAATAAATTATGTTTACCTGCTTTTGTTTCTGTCAAATTTGTTTGATATTTAATACGTATTCTTTTTGAATCTCCTGATTCAATTAATTTGTCTAAAAGTTCATAATGCTTCTTCATGATAAGAGGTTCGCCGCCTATAACTTTAATACTTTTTATATACGGTGCTATTTCTAAAATTTGCTCTGTAATTCCTTTAGTTTTATCTTTCATTACTATTGAAAAATATTCTTCCCTTTCTTGGTTAATTTCTCCAAAAATTAAATCGCTGTAAACGCCTTTTTTTGCTACATTCATGCGTGTAGTTGAATTAGCATGTTGGCACATGTAGCAATCTAAGTTACATTCCGATCCATATATTTTTAACTGAACTTCAAATATACGTTCATCTGCAATTTTAAATTCTCCAGATTCTTTGTATTTAGAAACTTGTCTTTCAATTTTATTCCAAAACTTAGGGTCGTTTGTATGAATTTTTAAACAATTTGTTCGACGAGATCTACCGTACCGTGCTTCATCTGCTCTACACCGTCTACAATGTTGATCAACCGTTTTTAAATCACTTCCTGGAGTAGTCATTTCTCTACGGAGATCGTTCATATATTTACTATCTTCCATCCACTCTTTTAAGGTAGTATCTTCTATTGTTAGTCCACTAGGTGCTCCGAAACAACAGGCACAATATTGTCCATCAATCTCTGAATAAATTTGAGTAAAGGGAATAGTACAAAAATAAATATCTTTATTTTTTGCTTGCTGTACGATAGAATTTTCTTGTTTAGCAATTATTTCACCTTCTTCGTCAAGTTTTCTCCACCATTCTTCTGTGTTAACTTCTCCAGGCTTAGAATTATCGCCTGGCCCGCCTTTAGTCAACGATTCTGGTAAATCTTTTTTACTCATGCTATCTGTTTGTCCTTTTCTTCTTTCCATTCTAAGTCAAACGCCCATTTCTTTTCGTGGCACCAAAAACATTTATGACATTCTTTAGTAAAATTATCAGTTTGTTTAGCTGTTCCTGTACATGATCTTGTCAAAGGAAAAAGACTGTCCATTAAATTATAGTCTTTATATACGCCTGCGACAAATTTTTTATCTACATTTGCATATGCTTGATAAATGTATAATACTTTATTATCATAATCAGTACGCCATTCCTGTACTAATGGTTGCTCCTTATCTCTGCGTCTTTCGGCTTTTTCAAAAAATCCCAATTTTTTCATATCGGAGGTAGGCGGATTTCTAGTCATTCCGTCTAATCGCACCGCTCCTGGATATTTTTTCATAAGATTCCATGATATTCTATCAACTTGAATAAGTTTAGATATACCTATATCAGTTAAACTTTCAAACTTAGGATATTTTTTTCTTACTTCATTTACTTCTTTCCACGATACAAAATCTTCTGTTCTGTCGTTAAAATCAAAAATTTGTAAATCTTGCAGATTACTATTAGGAAAGGTTTGTTGCATCCATTTTACAATCATTTCTGCAGATTCGGCATCTTTAGGAGCATTTTGATCTCTGCATGTATACGGAAAAATTTCTATTTCAGGAAAATGTGTTAATACAAGATAGCATAAAGATGCTGAATCCAGTCCTCCTGATAACGATATTGGCGCTAATTTTGGAATATATTTTGGAAATAGGTCTATTGTTTGACCCCCATGTGTAATTTTCATTCAATAATCCTTATAGGTTTAATCTCAGGTTGATAGAATTTTTCTAATTCAGGAAAAACGTCAAATAAGTTATAATTCCATTTAGTGTCTCTATAATACTTATCGTTCATCAGCAGGTACTCGAGAGTATCTTGATAATCAAGACCGCCAGAATCTTCTTTTAACAAATTTTGTATATCTGGAAAATTTTTGTACTTAGGGATAAGATATTCTTTTATCTCTATTGGTAAAACATTTGCACTTAACTTTGCAGGATTCCTTATATTAGACCAATTTATTTGTGAATCATTACCAAAGATTTCAATATTATCGTTGTACCAGTCTATTAATTCGTAAAACCTTAACACACTTAAAAACGATATTGCACCGTTTATATTAATCCTTACATTAGGATATTGACTTACAGTTTTTATATTTGAAACAATATCCTCCCAGGTAGATCTTCTTCTAATATAATTATTCGCAATTCCTATACTATCTAATGACACAGTAAATTCAAAAGATTCAAATTTTGGAATATAATCACTAAGTTTTATTTTATCAAAATTTAAAATTGACATATTTGTTTGATATTTTACCATTATTTTTTGGCTATATCCAGATTTTACAATTTTATCTAACAGCTCATAATACTGTTTCATTACTAATGGTTCTCCGCCTATTAGTTTTAAATTATATATGTACGGAGCTATTTTTACTATTTGTTCTATTATATCGTTTAAATTAAATGTTTTTGAACTAATATTTTTATCTATTTTTAATCTTTCTTTATCAAAGACTTCTTGTGCAGCTAAATCTTCACTAGATAATGTTGTTATCCTTGTACTAGAATCACTAGGCATACACATAAAACAATCTAAATTACATTGATTTCCAAATGCTTTTATTTGAACCTCTAAAACTTTATGTGATATCTTTCCTATACCTGACTGTGTTTTTTTAAAATCCTCAACAGCATTCCTAATGTTAGGCCATAGTGCATGATCGTTAGTTTGTATTTTTAAAGAAGTCTGTCTCCTAGACCGGCCATATGTTGACTCTTGTTTGATACAAGATTGACACCATTTTTTACATAAAGTTAAATCGCTACCAGGAGTAATCATTTCTTGCCGAAGTTGATTTAAGTTATTATTGTATTTAAACCAGTTTTCTAAAGACGTATTATAAATATTCGGACCGGTCGAATCGCAAGAAGCCCAAGAACACGGAGCCCAAGAACCGTCTGTGTTTGTATATACTTGTTGGAATGGAGCAGTACAAAACCAAATCTCTTGATTTTTAATTTGATTTTCTAAAATCTCAATATCTTGAAACCATTCTGTAGTATCTACTTTGCCATTGCCTAAGAATTTATCACCCGGACCGCCTTTGGTCAAAGATTTAGGTAATCTATCAGTCATATTCTAATTTATGTCTTAAAATTTATTATTTCGTTTAGATCTGGTTTATTTTCCCAATGATGGAGTTCTGGATTTACACTATTGCTCTGTAAATAATCTTCAACATCTGCAACGTATCCTAATTGACAAACCATTAACGGAGTTTCAGAAATCTCAGGTAAATCAGACCAATTCATTCCTATAGTATTAACATCTTTTACATAACTGTTTGTAAATTTGTTCCAGTACCACTCAGGGAATGATCGAATATAACTTATACCTAATTTATTTTCTAAACATAACCCTGCAAGACTCTGTATAAACATTCCGATTTCTATGCATGTTAATTTTGTGTTGCATATGTCTCGAAATCTATCCGGATTAACTTGTGTAAATCTATCTTCAGGCTTGTCGCCGTGTAATTTACTATGCTCTAAAACAAAATTATTTGGCTTTGCAAGTCTTTGCTCGAAAACAAGCACCCATGGCGCTAGACGATAGTCGTTTCCCTTATCATCAAGCATAAGATCTTTAGAATTAAATTCTCCATGGTAACTTTTAAAGTCCCCGTCCTTTATTTCGTCGTCCCAGTGATTAACAGATCCGGTTTTAAATAAATTACAAATTTGGCCGACTATTCGTTTCTCCTCAGGATTATGCGGACCGAATACATGAATTTTAAACGGATACAAATTTTGTTTAGATGGAGATATGTTTAAAGATCGTTTAAGTAGATCTTTTACTAATTCTGTACTGGGTAATTTTTGTTGATCCCATGCAGCTCTTATCTGTCTTCTTTTTGAAAATAGTTCCTCCATCATAAATTAAACTCCTTTCTTATTAATCCATTTTATAATTTCTTGGGGAGCCGGCTTTAAATCTTGTTGAAAACGTTCTTGTGTATGTTTATTACGTCTAGGAATTTTACAATATCCTAATGCGCATATCATTATAACGTCGTGTTCTACATTAGGAAATTCTTGCCAAGCGTTTTTATTTGTAGGAAAACATGCATTACAATTTAGATCAATATTGTATTCTAATGCAAATGACCACAGATTAGAAATAAACAATCCTACTTCAAACGCAGTAGTTTTCATTACATTTCTAAGATTTTTTTGATCACTATGCATTTGTTCAAAATGACATTTGTTGATATCTACAAGCGTTTGAACAAAAGGATTAGGTTTACATACTCTTTGATTTATAACAAGAATATATGGCGCAGTTTTTAAATAAAGAAAATTTGGATTATCACCATCCTCTTTGTGTTCTTTTGTGTTATTTTCATTTATATCTTTTTGATTAAATTTAGCTAAACTCCAAATTTTTAATTTATCTTCTTCATTATCTGGACCAAATACATTTATTGTATAAGGCATAAAATTTTGTTTAGAAGGAGTAACTTTCCATGCTTTCCGTAAACACTCTTCGATTAATGATTTTTTTGGTATATTCTGTAGATCAAATTCTTGTACGTGCTGCCTTTTATCAAGTATATCGAACACACTCATGAATAAATTCCTTTTTAACTGTCTTTATGACATTACTTATCTCTTCCTGAGTAAGCCATGGATGTATGGGTAATGACAATACTGTATTTGCAACTGTCTTAGATGCTGTACAAGCGTCTCTCCTGTGTTCTATGTTGTTATACATATCGTTAGCACTCAGAGGAGTTTCGTAGTGTATGCTTGCTTGTAGTGCATCTTTGACACGTTTGCGAGTATCTTTGTCTACAAAGCGTACAACATACTTGTGGTAGTTATGATTAAGGCCATTTGAAACTTTTTGTGTTGCGATCGGTAAATCCTTAAATGCTTCGTTGTATTGGCGAGCAATATCTTGACGTTTTGATTGATTAGCCTCGATACTTTTCATACGTTGATCAATGATACGTGCATTGAGAACATACATGCGACTATTATAACCTAAAATATCAAATGTTTTATCCTTACCGTGCCTGCGAATCTGTTTTACACGTTTAGCAATTTCGTCATAGTCTGTAAGAACAACACCTCCGCCATTGATGCCTGCTATTACCTTGTTGCTGTTAAAACTAAACACACTGCAATCACCAATAGTTCCAGCATGTACTCCGTCTAAACTGCTGCCTAGTGCTTGTGCTGCATCTTCTATAAATACTATGTTACGATCCTTACAGAACGCTTGTAGTGCGATTGTGTCCGTCATAGCACCAAACAAGTGTACATATACTATCGCCTTTACACGGTCGCTGTACATGCGTTGTACGCTGTCTAAGGACATTTGATAAGTGTCTAAGTCAATGTCACAAAACACAGGAGTAGCACCTACCATGTCAACACAACTTGAACTAGAGATCCAGCTGAAGTTAGTTACTAGAACTTCGTCACCAGGACCTATACCATGTGCTAGTAGTGCAAAGTGCAATGCGTCTGTAGCACTAGCAACACTTACACAGTGCTTACGGCCTATACGTTGGGCAAAGTTGCGTTCCCATTCTTCGTTGTTTTCGTAGTTCATTTGACTCATGAACTGGTCAAAGATTTCTAAGTAGGCATCTCGATTCTCTTGGTACTCTCTGTCCCATCCGTCGTACGATATCATTTTAATTACCTGTTAATATTTTCTTTTATGTCTAGTTCTCTAGGATCATAACATACATTTATGTTATTCGTTAATTTGTTATTTTTTATAAAACGATACATTATAGCAGAAGCTATTTGATTTTTTTCTGCTGTATTAACACCGTCTAATTCGTAATCTGCACACATTGATAAACAAAAATGTACATTAAAATTTCTAGAAGCCCATTCTTTTGCAGATACAAAACTAGTTCTTAATAAGCACCCAGCAGTATTAGTGCCGCCTAATACTATGTTTGTTGTTTCTGGAGAAATTGTTACATGATAAACTTCGTTAATTGCACTAATAATTTCTTCGATACTTTGATTATCTTTGTAGTCTAACCATTTATGATTATAACTTTCAGAAATTTGTCTAATACTTTCTAGTTTGCTATCTTGACCTTTAATAAAATTAGTTAAAAATATAGTATTTTCTGAATCTATGATATCAACTAACTTTAATAATTTTGCATACCTTTGCATATTAGAAAACTCGTCTTCTAATGCAGGATATCCGTAAAAATGATTTAAGATAACTAAATTATTCATTGTCTATAAATTGAAAAATATCTTCGAACGGAGGCGATGTATTAAATTTAGGATCATTTTTAAAACTCCCATCTGGAATTAACCGCTCGTAAAAATAACTTTTACCTTTTCCTAAAGTCATCATTAACACAGGTCTAAAATCTATACAAGGAAGAAAACTCCATTTTTCTCTGTCTTTAAAAAAGCATACGTTATAAGAAACATCCCACCCTCTATCTAATGCTGCTCCTGTTATAGCCTTTGCGCACATTCCTATTTCGATAGCACATGACTCTCTATTTTTTGTGTTCACAAAATTATAGTCTTCTAATTGCCACATACTGTTTGTTTCTTCGAAATGCCATTTAAAATGAGGATTTGGAGGAGCTATTCTAGGAGTAATAATAAACGTATATGGAGCACTTTTTAAATGGTAAAGGCCTGGATTAGAATTATATTCTTCAGAATCAGGTGTTGTACCATAAGCTTCGCGATCTACATCTATTTTTCTTCCTTCGGCCATATCCCATAACTTTTTACTTCTATTTTTATCTGGACCTAGAACATAAAATTTATAGGGAAATGCTTTTTGTTTAGAAGTAGAAAGTGAATACCCTATTTTTAATATTTCTTCTACTTCAGATCGTGAAGGAATTATTTCAGTGTCGTAATGTACAACGTGTTTTCTTTTACCTAATGAATCTTCAATCATATTTTTTCTAACGCCTCCTTGCTTCTACTTCGCGCCATTTTTCGAATGTTTTAGTTTTATGTCCCCACCATTCCTTTTTAACACGATCCTCTCTATGTTTGTTAGCTGGACTGGTTAATTTAAAATCTACATTTTTTCTAAGTAATGGGCTATCAGGATTAAACCCCCTATTAGTATTGACAAATAATAGACTAAAATCTTCTTCCTTGGCAATTTCAATTGCACGATCTATTTCGTGTTCATTATATCCAAAAATAATATATTGCCACACTATTGCATGTCCTAGATCTCTGCCTTGTTTCATTCTTGACCAAACATCTTGAAAATTTGAACCTATACGATAAAGTTCACTTTTTTCGTCAATGCCGTCTACGCCAAAATACCAAGCATTTTCGCCAACCCCGTAGCTATATGCTTCTTCCCACCAAGCATCAGATTTGCCACTACCGACGGTAGCAATTCTGACAGCTTTACCCTGTCCGTTGCACAATTTTAATAAAGATAAAAAGTCTTTATGATATATAGGATCAGATATCTGACCGCAAAATGTAAGTCCGCAGTCGTAGTAGCTAAGTATTTTTTTAAATTGTTCTGGTTCTAAATCAAAACTTCTTTTAATTTGACTTTGACTACTAGTTCTTTGTCTAATACACTGTGGACATTGAAAAATACATCTATGTGAAGCATCTATGTTAGGTCTGCAATATCGTTGAAATTCTACATACTTGTCAGTAATTCTTTCCACTACTTTGCTCCATTACTTCTATTTTTTCTTCTGCCCTTACTTTTTCCATGTCTATATCAACCCCGCATTTCTTTTTACACATATAAGATGCATTTTCTGGATCATTTAAAAGGGTTTGGAAAAATTTTTCCCATTGGTCGGATGTAAAGATATCTTCTAATCGTTCGTTATTCGATAATAAAAGTTCTTCGTCTTTTAATCCACAGGCTTTTATATAACGATAAACAGGAGGATCATCCATCCAACAACAAGGAAGCATAAATCCATCTGACGTGTATGCTGCTCCTTTGTTATCTTTTGAAAACTTTAAACATTTAGGATCAATTTTCATTTAATGCCTCTACTGCTTTTAATATCGATTGTATATTAGGTTTTTGAATATCTCTCTGCCAATACACACTGCCGCCATCTACTATTGATTCATCTCTTTCGTATATCATGTTCTTGCCGTAATATTTGCATTCCTGTATTATTCTTGGTGCAGGATCGAATGTTTCTTTAGTATACACATATGTGTCAAACATGCCTAAAATATTAGGTACGGGTACAAAAACATTATTATTTTTTATATTAACATACTCTGTATCATATGTCAAGATTCCATAATCAGAATATTTGTGTAAAAGTTTTTCGGCAGCCGCATAGTACTTGTCATTAGTGCCGAAGAACAAATATTTAAATTGTATATCGTTGGTATGCGGTTTGTAAATATCAAAGTTAATGCGTTTTTCAAAGTAAGCACCTACTCCATTAGGATAAACTTCTGTATCGCATAAATTTACAATCTGTGTAGGTTTGTAAAACTTCACTGCAAGGGGATATTTAGTAGGATGGTTTTCTGAATATACACTTATTACCTTGCCACCAAATAATTTACTTAATGACATTTGATATTCTGCATCATAGTCATTAAACTCCTGCCACGAAAGAGTCATCATGCTTCGACCCATTATTAAAGTAATATCGTCGTCATATGGAAGATATGTATCGACTTGGATATTTTTACAATGAATGTATTTGTTTGTAATTACATTGAGGTAGTCTTTAGGAGTAAATTTACGATGCGGTATTACCACTACTTGTGCATCTATTCCAGCATCATTTAGCAGTGAGCAATATTCATAACTATAATAGAATAGACCGTCTACAGGTTTGCTTGTAACAACAATGTTTATCATTTATAATTTATCATAACTAACGTTTGTTTACTCGTAATATAATATATAGTAGTATATAATATCAATGAGTGTTATTTATGAGTACTAAAATTACAGTAAACATTTTAGATGAAAAAAAATTGTACGAACTTGAAAATTTTTGTCAAACATGTAGTATGCTAGGGTACAAAAATAATGCTAGTTTAAAAGAAATACGCTGGGAAAGGACAAAGTCCTGGGGTGAATTTTGGGGTGCTTGGCACAACAATAAATTAATAGCAATTGCTGGAGCTCATCCGTTGCCCGAAGTTGGCGGAAATGCTTACAGAGTATTATATAGAGGATGTCAGCTTTACAGTCCTTATGTAGGGCTCAATGCCAGTCATATGAACAGTGTTCCCTTTAGAGATATTCTGCCTTATCAAATAGAAAAATATGCCGACAAAGATCTGTTTATTACTACTAATATATACAAAGATAACAGTGGAAAAATGCATAAAACTCATAAAGTTATGCACTTACTATCAAAAAAAGGAATGGTAGACCTTTTTATAAAAGATGCTATAATATATAATACTAATCAAAGTGTATGGAGATTAAACAAGGAAAAATACCATGAAGTTAGACATAGACTGGAAACACCTTAAAAATATTAAATCAAATTATCTAACTCATTTTTTATACTCTACATGGTTTAACTTCCTTGCTTTGTTAATTTTTGTTACAGGAGTTATACACAGTATTTTTCCATTCGTGTTTACATTTACTCCGTATAAACTTGCAAAATATATTGTAAACAAAACGGAGGAAAAGTTTGGATCAGGTATACACTAAGGAGGCATTATTTCTTCCTCAACTGCCCGATAAATTTTTATTAGGTACACCTGAAATACGAAAAGGAAAGCAGATGTATCCATATCCAAGCACTACATTTTCTTCGTGGCGAGTTCCAGAAATATCAGAACAGTTGGATGATTTTTTACAACCTTATTTTGATTTTCCTATTTTTGTTATCTATCAAATCATAGAAAACGATATGCCTGTGCATACTGATGACGGTAGAGAATTCGCATACAACTATCTTTTACAGCCAGGAGGCGAAAACATTGAGACTCGTTGGTGGGCCGGCGACGAAGTAGTTTTTAGTAAAGTATTTCCTTTACACACATGGCATTGGTTAAATGTTAGCATTCCGCATGACGTTGAAAAGGTAGAAACTGAAAGAGTATCAGTGTCTATAAAATATGCTAAATGGAAAGACAATGTTTGATTTAATGTCAGCACTTTGTTTTGATGATAATCGATCTGTAAATTTTAGACACATTATCGATAATGGTGTTGTGCTTAAATCCAGTGGAACTACAGGAACACCTAAAGAAATATTTCAACCACCTAAGAAAATACAAGCGTCAAACGCTGTTGCTGTAGACAGTCAACAGTTAACAAAACACAGTCGAGTATATACAGTTTGTAAGATAGAGCATGCAGGTGGTCTATTAGCGCAAACATTACCGGCATACAGTATAGGTGCTGATATAGTTATAGAAGATTTTAATGCTTATCGTTGGGTTAAAGAAATTCACAAATATACTCATACTCATCTTACACCAAATCATTGTCGTGCTATAATGGGAACAAAAGACTTTTGGAAATGCAACTTTACTGGAATATGGATAACCTGCGGAAGTGATCCTGTTGCATGGGATATAATTGAAGCATTTGTAGATCGCGGAGCAACTTTTATGACAAACTGGGGGATGACCGAAGTCGGCCCTTGTGCTATTAACACAACATTTACTAGCGTTAATATGGTAACAGATTTTAAAAATAGATGCATACATGATTTTACATTACTAGGCAATGTTTCGTATGTTGATTGGAAAATCCGAGATAGTGAACTATATGTCAACGGCGACATATGTGTGTATGACGGATGGGTTGCAACAGGTGATGTAGTAGAAGTTAATAATTCGAAAGATTTATATTATGTCAAAAGAAAATAACAGTGTTATAATAAACTTCCCACAAGGCTCAGGTGGACACATAGTTGGCAGGTTCCTTGCATCTTGCGATAATGTCGCTTGGTACGATCACAAACAAAACGGAAGCCGCCCTTGGATTCCTTATACACTAGGAACAGACTATAATTTTTCAAGACTACATTTTAATAAAAGATTCAAAGGCGCTGTCGGCAAAGGCGTGTGCGATCTAACTGTTCCTCCTGTTTTAGATATGGCAGAAAAACAAGGCTTAGAATACAACGTAGAGGATATTGATAAATGGAAACGGATACTTTATCCTAATAACTTGTTATATACTCTCCATGCAGATCTTGACAAGACTAAAAGTTTTTTTAAAAACTCTAAACATGTTGTTATAATTCCTGAAAATATTGACCTTTTAATAGATAGATGGTTAAAGAGTACATATTACTATTATGTAAATCCTAAAGAAAAGTCTTTTTTGTATAGAGATTTATATACAGAAAAGGCCGAAAAATTAAATCTATCGATAAGAGAGTGTTTAAGGAAAGACTTCGAATCGCAGATTAACAACTATAAACAGTATATAGATACTCAAGATGTTGTTATCAATGAAGCAAAAAAATTACACGACGAAGATTACTTTAAAAGTTTGTGCGAAAACCTCAGTTTAGAGTTTAACAGTGTAAACTACAAAAAAGTTCTTGAGCTTGCTGAAAGGTATTCGCATCTATGAAAGAATTGGATCTTGAACATTTAGAAAAATATTTTAAAACTATATGGAAATCTAATTTAGATCAATATACATATAGCGGCTGGGCATTATTAGACCGTGTTTCTAAAGATGAACATATACTTGATGTTGGATGCGGATTTAATGAGTTTAAAAAATATTTGCCAAACCTTATAGGGATTGATCCTTATAATTCTAATGCAGATATTATAGTTTCGATTGAAGAATATCAAACTACGCAAAAATTTGATATAATTTTTTGTCTCGGATCGATTAATTTTGGTGATCAATCTATGATAGAATCACAAATTAAAAAAGTAGTTTCTTTATTAAAACCAGGAGGAAAAATTTATTGGAGACAGAATCCCGGCTATCACGATCACAAAAGCAATGAATGTAAAAACATTAAGTTTTACGAATGGACATTCATGGACAATTATAACTATGCTTATAAGAATAATTGTAGAGTAGAATTCATAGACGAAGATTGTAATAGATTATATGCAGAGTGGATGAAATGCAAGAGTTAATATTTCTAGTATTGGGCACATTGTATGGACTTGCGATCGGAATTATTCCAGGCGCTGGCGCAACCACAGGTTTAATATTTCTTTTTCCTTTAATTACAATGTTTCCTGATCCGTATCTTGCAGTTATTTTTGTTATGGCGGTAGTAGCCGCAAGTACCACAGGAGATACGTATACAGGTGTGCTACTAGGAATACCAGGTGCTAACAGTGCAGCAGCCACTATGGTAGACGGATTTCCTTTAGCATTACAAGGCCGAGCTACTTATGCAATAAGTGCCGCAGTGACAACATCTACACTAAACGGTTTATTCTGGGGCTCAGTTGTGTTTTTCTTTTTGCCTTATTACACACAACTTATTCTTGTTTTTGGTGTTCCTGAACTATGGGCATTTACAATGTTAGCATTGGTTACTGTAACTTTTGTTACTAACAAATGGTGGATTAGAAGTTTAATTGCACTTGTGATTGGAATATTTTTAGGAATGATCGGTGTTGATCCTACGACTAATGCAGATCGTTGGACAGGTGGTTGGGATTATTTAGGTGCAGGTATACAACTGCTTCCTGTTGTAGCAGGGCTGTTTGCAATACCTGAACTGATAGAAGGATTGCGCAACAGGGAATATACTGCACAGCCTGTAGAAAATGTAACACAAACAAAAGAAGGTATAGTTGCTGTTTGGAAACACAAATGGCTTGCAATTCGCGGAGGATTTATTGGTGCATTTATTGGCGTGTTGCCTGGACTCGGTGGAGTTATGGCAGATTGGATGGCGTATGGACAAGCAGTAGCAACTACACCAAAGGCCAATCCTCCGATGGGCAAAGGCAACATTAGAGGCGTAATAGGTCCTGAAGGTGCTAATAATGCGCAAAAAGCAACTTCGATGATTCCTACTGTGTTGTTTGGTATTCCAGGAGCACCATTTGCAGCAATTATCATTGGGTTATTCTCTTATTTAAATTTTGAGTTAGGAACTATTGATTTAATTCTAGATAAACAATTTTTTGATAGCATGTTATTTGGATTCTTATTTGCTACTTTACTTGTAGGTTTGTTGTGTTTACTTACAACACGCTACATTGCAAAAATAACTCAAATTTCTTACAAGTATTATTTTCCATTATTGTTTGGATTTATTGTTATTGCTTGTGTGCAGTACACAGGTGGATGGGAAGACTATGCAATATTAGTTATTATGTCGATGATCGGGTTCGCCTCCAAAAAACTTAAATTTTCAAGACCTGCATTACTATTTGGTTTTATTTTAGCAGATAGGATTGAAGCCCTGTCAATTCAAATGTTTGGCTTGTATAATTTAGATAAATTATTAGAGAGACCTATTTTTTGGGTGTTAACATTTATTATTCTTGTAATTTTCATTGTGGGAATTACTAGACGCAAAACCATGGAGTATGCATAAATGAAATATTTTTTAATTCTTTTTTTATTAATTAGCACAGCGGTTCGTGCAGATTACACATTTGTAGTTCCTCAAAAGCCAGGCGGAGGAACATCAGTTTGGGCAGAAATAATTGCTAAAGAACTAGAGCCTTTTTTAGGAGAACGAATTGTAATAAAGCATATTCCTGGTGCAAGAGACATTCCAGGATTTGACAAATTCCACAATGAGTTGCGATTCGACGACAAAACTGTAATGGTAAGTCATGGAGGCAATGGTGTAAGTTTTTTACAAGAAAATGTCGATTATGACTATAGACAATATGATAGCATCGGCGCAATGAATCTAAATATTATTGCAGGCAAAGCTGCTGGCAATAATATGGTAAATCCGCGTTTTGCAGCTGGATCCGGTATGGTGCCAGAAGGACTTGCAATGACAATGTTGATTTGCGGTCCAGATAGAAATTTAAACTTTTATATTGAATGTTTTAGAAACAACGTAACTTGGGTAAAAGGTATGAGCGGATCCGAAAGACGCCTTGCATTCAAGCGTGGAGAGCTTACTGGCACAAGAGAAAATCCGGCGGCATTTAAAAAACATGTTCAGCCAATGATTGATGCTGGCGATGCAGAACTTTGGTTCCATCATGGTATATTACAAGCAGACGGCTCACACGCTGACGATCCTAACTATCCAGGGTATCAGTTTGAAATCTTATTCGAGAAAAAGTATGGCGTAAAACCAAGTGGAGAATTATACGATGCATATAAGTTAGTGAAAAGTTTCCGTGACGGTTTGCAAAAAGCTCTTTGGGTAAACAAGGGCAACCCTAACACAGAAAAACTGCGTAGTGCGCTTACAGCAATGTTACAGGACCCAAAATCAGTAACAAACATCCGAAAGAAAGTAGGTGAATATAATTGGGTAATTGGCGAAGCAGGTAATTCACATCGAGATACATTAATGACATTTGTTACAGAACGTAGTTTACAAACTTTAGTAACATTTAACATTGAAGCATTTGGATTAGCCAGTGTCAAAAAACAATTATGAAATAGCCGCATTTGTAAGTAGCGGAAGCACAGATAAACCTAGACTAATACCATGGATGTTAAATCAGTCGTTGCATAAAGGAGTAGAATGTCATTTAAAAAATTCTCTTACTAAAGACGATGTAACTTTTAATTTATTACCCTTATGGTCTAGTATAGGTCTTCAGGTGTTTAATGTATTTCAAGAAATAGGTGCAGACTTCCATGTGTTAGATGATATCTATGAATGGCCAAAAGTTAAACCTACATTCTTACTAGGTTTACCTTCTCAATTATTAGACCTAGTAGAAAACACAAAAATACCATATGAGTTAATGACCATAAATTATATTAGAACAATCGGCGGCCCATTAACTAAAGAAAACAAACAAAAAATACAAAATTATTTTAATTGTATTACAACCGATACATACGGTATGAATGAAATCGGTAGCATTAGCACAATGAGGAATCCAAGTGATATACTTCGAAAAAACAGACTCCAGTTATACAAAAGCAGAATTTGACGAAATTGCAAATCAATACAGTGAACAGTTGAGGCAAGCCGGCTATGACAGGACTTGCAGATTAGGTGTTTACGGCGACTATGATAACCTTTTTAAAATTAGAGGTATAATGAATGTCTGCTCTGTTGTAGTAATAGATTCAAAAGCATCGGATTATGAAAAGAGCCATTACGATGTCGACATCTGGATAGATGAACTACCTCCTCCTAGATTCAATCAGTGCAAAGAAGATGAAGTAGTAGGTTATTGCAGTAGCGGAAGCACAGATAAACCTAGAATTATTTCTTGGCACAAAAAAGGATATGAATACGAATTAGAATACAGTTATAAAACTCAGTCGGGAATAACCAAAAATGACAGCACTTGGAATTGTCTTCCGCTCTGGGCTCCTTTAGGCCAACAAGTTTTTAACAGTTGTTATGATATCGATGCAAGTTTTTATGTTTTGAAAGAACCATATAAAAATTGGCCTGCGTATAATCCTACATTTGTTGTTGGCAGTCCGAATGTTTTACTTAGGATTATTCATGAAACAGAAGTTCCGTATGAAACAATGAGCATACGAGAAATTCGTGCAAATAGTTCTCCTATGTATAAAGATATAAAACAAGCAATACAGACATATTTTAATTGTATTACAACAGATTGTTATGGTATGAGTGAAGTAGGAAGTATTAGTGCTATGACATATCCTCAAAAGTTTGGTAGTGTTGGATTCGTTAACGAAGGAAGGAATGTAGAAATCATTGAAGGAGAGATAGTTGTAGATGGGTTTCATACAGGAGATTTAGGACATATTGACGATGACGGATTTTTGTTTATTACTGGAAGAATAAAAGATGTAATAAACAAAGGCGGAGTAAAGATTATGCCTTATGAAGTAGAAAAAGCAATTTTTGCTTGTGGAGCAGATGATTGTGTAGTATTCGGATATAATACTGTTAATGCTCTTGTGAAAGGGAATTTAGATGAGCAAAAACTAAAAACAATGATTCGCGATTATAAATATCCTAATATAATTAAAGTTAATAGTATTCCGAGAAGAGAGTCTGGAAAAATTACTAGAGCTAAATTAATTAAAGAGTTTTTATAAATGTTATATGATATTTTTCAATACGGGAATCAGATAGAATTAAATTTGCAAGTAAACTCAAGTGACATATTAAATGATTTACGCCCTTTCAAAAATAATTGGACTCAATATAATACATTACGTCCAGAAATACCTAGACAAGGACTTTGTGTAATTAATGAAAAAGGAAAAATTGGACCAGGTCCTGCACTTAATAGTATCCCCCAATGGAACAAGATGTACAATACTAGTCTAGACGAATTGCAATTTGATAAACCTACTGAAGTTTATAATTCTTCTAAAACAATACAAAATTTAATGAAAGATTGTTTTTCATTTTCAGTAAGGACTCATTTCCTTAAATTATTACCTGGTGGTTATTTTCCTCCTCACCGAGATAGTAATAAGAGATATCCTGTTACATTTAGAGCAATTATTCCAATAATTAATACAGATCCCCCTAGGGTTCGCTTTATGTTAGAAGATAAAACTTTACATTGGAAAATAGGTAGGATGTATGTAGTGAATACTAATTTAGAACATACTTTGATGAACTATTCGAATGAAGATAGTATTTGGTTAGTTTTTAATTTTGTTACTTGTGACGAAAGTATAAATTTTGTTCTTAATAACTTAAAAATTAAATAATTATAGATTCGCTATTGCTGTTTTAAATGCATTAAAATCAGCCGAAGAGGCTGTAATAGATTTTAATTCAGCAATACTTACATAACCCGGTATTGTTCCGTTGACTGCATCTACTAATACGTTAGAATCGTCCGCAAAAACAGATCCTTGTAAATCACCTATTAATGAATTAGCAATAACATTTCCGTTAAATTTACCGTTCCCGTCTACATCTAATTTTTCAGAAGGTTCAATGACAGATAATCCTAACCTTCCTGTATGACTCCAAATGGCTACATTATTCAGTCCAGTATTACCAGAAGCATCAAATGTTCCAAGTACAATTCTTCCTGGTATAATTCCGTCGCTTACACTAACATTATTATCAACAGCTAACTTTATATAAGATGCAACAGTATAAGAATTACCATCCCAGCCAGAACCCTGCAAATCTACGCAAGAGTCTCCTTGATCTACTACTGTAGGTGATAGTAAAGTACCCCTCGAACTATTAAAAGTCATCGCAGGTCCTGGATTTCCGTTGGTTACGGACCGTAAATCAAATATTCTATCAGTAGTATCAGTTGCAAATCGAATAGTATCAGATGTTCTTATATCTCCTACAAATGTCCCGCTCACTTCTAAGTTAAGTGTATCTATTATAATAGTAGAATCATCTGCATACAATGATCCGTAAACATCACCTGTAAGATCACCCCTAAAAATACCAGTAATAATATTATTATCTGAATCTACTAACAGAGTACTATCACTGCCGACTATATTGATTTTTAGATCGCCATTAACAGTTGGATCGGTTTCTAACGTCAACACTGGTTTTGGCTGCCATTCGCCAGCTCCGGCATCCCAAACAAGAGCTTCGCCGTCAACTGGAGATACTGCTCCACTTGTATTAACATCAGTTAAGTCGTCAATACTTAATGCACCAACATTGGTATCAATAGGATTACCGCCTGGTGTTAATCCGTCACCTACATATACTTTCTTTGTGTCTAAAACATAGATTAACTCGCCTGCCTGTGGCGTAATTGTAATTCTCTCGGCTTCGGTACCTCTTCTAAGACGCAGTGCCATAGTAACTCCTGATCAGTAATAATATATAGTATTTATACAAAAAGAAAGTATTTTATTTTCTTTTCTTCATAAAAACGTGAGTTCGACGAGTAATGTCTTCTTTTATCTTTATAACATCGACCCTAAAATCTATGTTTTCGATATTATCGTCGTATTCGTCGAGAAGTTCGTTGATAACTTCACCTAGATTGTCTACAGTATTTTTTCTAGGATCATTTAAATCAATAACCCAGATCTTACCATCGCTAAATGTTACATTAATAGACTCAAGGTATTCAAGGGGAATAGCTTTAACTTCTACATCCTTAAATACCTCTGGCCAATGCGCGATGACATCACTAGGTAGCTTGTTAGGCTTTTTAGGCACTTGTTTTTTTCTTTTTAGTAGGAACTAGTGCTTCTGCTTGTCTACGAAGTTCAGCAGCTTCTTTGCTTAAACGATCTGCATCACTGCGATATTTTTTAGCAAGTGCTTCGTCTGTCAATACTTCGTCCGTAGCTGACTGTAAGGGTTCTACAGCTGGTTCTACTACTGGAGTAGGCTCGGCAACTGTTTCTTGTACAGGAGTAGAACTAGAACCATCTTTGATAGCTAGTTCTTCAATAGGTACACCTTTTTGTTTTGCAATTGCTTCATTAAGCTCACTCAACAAGACACTTGCCTGTGTAGTTGGAGTCATTTCTACAATGTTAGTAGGAACTTTAGCCAACTTACCTTGTTGATGAAAAGCTGCAAGCATAATTCTACCATCTGGCAAACGAGTGCGAGCCATTGCTTCTGCAAGCTCATATGCAGTTTGTCCGGTGTTACTTTGCACTAAATTAATCAAAGCATCATGCTGGTCTGCATCTAAACTTTCTGTGTGAACTACTAATGCAGTATATGGATCGCCTGGAAGAGTTCTATATGCTACCATTAGTTTTCTTTTATTTGTCGTTAAACGTCCGACATGTTTTAATTCGGCCATATTATTCTCCTTGTGTAGCTTGTCCTTGTTGTTCTGCTACAGCGGCTAAAAATGCTTCTAATTTACCGTAAGTTTGACCTACAGTAACCATTTCGTTTGGCTTAAAAGCACCACGTTGACTAGCAACGTCAATAACAGTTTTTAATGCAAGAAGATCTTGCACAGTTAATTCAGGAGCACCGCCTTGTGGCTGTTCTGTTTGTGCTTCTGTGTTTTCTACAGTAGTTTCATCGCTCATTAATAATCTCCTTTAAAGTGCGCATATTATTTATTTGTATTTTAGGTGTGGGCAAGCCAAAGTGAAAAAACTTAGTTCTTTTGAATCTTCGAACCCTATTCTAAGAATTTGGCTTGTTTTCCCGTGTGTGATACCGATTGTAGTATCTATGTAGAATCGTCCTTTTAAATTAGATTCTATCCAGTTAATTATTGCCTGTTCTAAATTATAATGTATTGGCAGGCAAATATCCTCAAACCAAGGAGGACAGTAATCCATCCTCCTAAGATTAAGTACATCTAACGGTCTTAAACTATCAACCTTCATAGTGTGCCGTTACTCCAAATGGGGCAACTAGGCTCTGGTCTCTGTTACTATGAATAACAAATACTGTATCGCAGTAACTATCGTCACCCCAGCTACCCCAAGGATATCCGTCTGTAAACATGATAAATTTCTTAGGTTGAATATCATGTTCTTTCATGTAGGTCCAGTTAACATCAAAGTCAGTACCACCGCCGCCTTTGATATTGTATTCTAGCAAATCTTTGCCTGAATCTGCACTAAAGTCTTCTTCACCATACACTTCTGTGTCAAAACACCACAACTTAATGTTGTAATCTTTGTATTCTTCCATGATGCCTTTTACTTCACTTAGGAAGTCTTTTGCTTGATCGTCACCGATTGACCCTGACATGTCTAATGCTACACAAATGTCAATTGTTTCATCAAAGTTCATACCGGGCAAAATAGCATCTAAGTGCCATCCTCTGCGACTTGGACGAGCAAACGTATAGTCGTTGCGAATAGTGCTTTGAATCTGTTGACGCAAAATTTCACGCCAATTCATCTTAGGCTCTGTAAGCTCTTTGATCATACGCTCAACTTCTTTAGGCACATTACCTGCACCTGCGGCTTGTGCCGCTGACATCATATTTTCTTTAATCTCGTCGCGGATTTTTTCTAATTCTTCACGTGAGTAAGAAGGACGCTTGCTCTTTTTGCTCTTTCCGTCTTCGCTATCGTTGCCTTCGTTTGGATCACTTTCCCAATCAACGTGCTCGTCTAGTAGTTCGCCAAGTTCTTCTAAAAACTCTTTGCCGCGCTCTTCTGCTTCTTTTTTAAGATCTTCATATACTTCTTCTGAAGTCCAGTCCGAGTATTTCCAATCTTGGAAGCAAGGAACTAGTTTAGGAATTTCTCCAATACGATCACGTACTAGTGTGTTGTTTACAATGTAGTCAGCTGCAATATTATACAGCATAGGATCGCGATCTTCTCTGCGAATTAAATGATCGAAGATACAATGCATAATTTCGTGTGCAATTACAAATTCAATTTCTTTGTTAGAAAGAGCATTAAAAAATTGCGTATTAAAATACAAGTTACGTCCGTCTGTGGCGGCTGTAGGACACCAGTCGTCACAATCTTGTACATTAAGGCGTGTAGCAATGTTACCAAAGAACGGATGACGTAGAAGAAGTCCTACTCGTGCAACAATAACACGGTCGAGCACTTCTTCACGCATTGCCGCAAGGGCTTCATCTGTGATATTTGGGTCTGGTTCAAAACTGCTTTTAATAGTTTCAGTACTAGACATTGCAGGTCTCCTTAAGACTGTGCCGCCCGAATATATTTGCCGTAACGCTCATGGAATTCATCAAAACATTCAACTTCGTCCGGATCAATAGGTAATGCATATTGTGTAAGAGCAAGTTTAATCCCCATTACAACAAGTTCTGTATCAAAATTGTCCATTGCAAAACGCAAGAAGTTGTTTACTTTACTATGGAATTTTTTATCATCTTTGTCTGCACTATCACGCAGTTCGTAGCACAACGACACTGTTAGTGAATATTTTGCAGAAATTTCATTTGTGTCAAGTTTCTTAACTTTGCCATCTAAAATTGCTGAAGGATTAGGAAGTTTACTAGCAATCTTGCGATGAGCCATAAACTTAACAGCAAGACCTTCACCTACTGCACCACTAGTAAGATCAGTAATTACAGTTTCATCTACATCATCTTCTAGTAGTTCTGATACAAAAGACCACGAACGTGGAGTTGCAAATGAACGGCTTGGCGATTTAGGATCGAAGTCATATAAGTCTTGCTTGGCAAAGCTCAAATAGCCAACAACATCTTGATGAATATCATTGTCTACTGCCCACGCAAACCAATCGTCAAAGTCAGGTTTGATTTCCAAGTGTACAAAACGGTTTGCCAACGGAGCCGGCATACGATATGTAACACCTTTGTCGGCTTCGCGGTTACCTGCCGCAACAATAATAACATTATCAGGCAATGTGTAAGTACCAACCTTGCGGTTAAGGATCAACTGATAAGCCGCAGCCTGTACAGCAGGAGCCGCAGAATTCATTTCGTCAAGGAACAATACAATTGTGTCGTATTTCGAAGCCATTTCAGCATCAGGCAATTCACTTGGAGCACCCCATGTCATAGTACCTGAGTTGCTATCAAAATAAGGAATACCTTTAATGTCTGTAGGTTCCCAAAGACTCAAACGAATATCAATCAAATAAGAATTTGTAAAACTTTCTGTGATCTGCTTTACAATGTCAGATTTGCCAATACCCGGAGGTCCCCAAAGAAAAACTGGACGCTTCTTTTTAAATGCATGAAGTAAACTTCTTTTTGCATTATTAGGGGTTAATTGACGAGTTGCGATACCTTCCATAATGTCCTCACTTAGTGGATTTCTTAACTTGTTTAATTAGTATAGCACCTCTGCTAGACTTGTCAACCGTTATCTTCTGATTTTTGTCTTTGGAGAGCTTTAGTGATACCATACTTTCTAATATCGCCGCTGAAAAGAGTAAGCTCAACTGCTTTCTTTTCATCTAATACATGTATAGCATTGCGTCCTAGATAATAAGGACAATCGATGAATTTATCTAAAAATATAATAGTTTGGGTAGTAAGTTCAAATTCTGGCGGATAAGGAATTTCGTATGCTTGTAAATCAAGTTCTTGCTGTATATAATCAAACCCAGCATCAGTAAGTCTTAGACCGCCTTCTGATTTATTTCTAGTATTATGCCACCATAGTGGAGTATATTCTTTGATGGAGGCTTCGTTGACAGATTTGCCACCTTGTTTTAGAAAGATTTTTGTATAGGTTTCTTTCCAGTTCATTCAGTGTCAAGTTCCTCACCTTGTGTAAGTTTTACAACCTTAAAGTCGTTGCATTGGAACATCTGATTTAATTTCTTTGCTAGATTATGTGCATGTCCTGGATTAGAAAAACTAACTTTTTTGTATTTAGGCCCTGGATAGTTTGTAATCATATTAGATGATTTTAAATTAAAAGGTTTACCCTGATAGAACACTGCCCAGATTGCTTCAGCATCTAGTATTTGTTCTGCTTTATAAGTTTTTTTATTTATGTGTTCTAATAGCACTCGCGGCTTTGGCCTACTCATACATGCATATCCTTAGTTATATACGCATATATTTATCTCTTTTATAGTTAAGTGCTACTATAATCCTCCACCGTCTACACTTATAGAAATAACTTCTTCATCTGTAGATGATGATTTTACAAGTAATTCTTCGTAATCGCCGGCTAATCTTGCTAACACAATGCCTAGACAGTAAGATAAATTTTTTGCTGATTGTATATCTACTCTTACTTCTTTTTGATTACTAGCGTCGGCAGATTTTACCTGCGAAATAAATTGCTGGATAGGATGAGTATTAATTGGATCTTTTGTTGGCACGACTTAGTTCCTGCTTCATTTCAAAATCTGTTTTAAACGGTCCGCGATATTCGTAGCGTTCAACAGTAATAAGTTTTGGACAAAAACTTTTAACCCATCCCTTGTCAAACCGGATAATATAATATCCTGCACAATATAGACTCTTTGATTTTTCACTTTTTGTAAAAAGTGGAAGTTTTTTCTTTACATCGTAGATTGCATTGTAAGGCTCGCAACTTGTAGCATATCCATTAACTTCATGATCTGTTTCTGTACTTACTGGATCAACACTGCTCCATGTAACTTCAGTACCGATTAATTTTTTAAATTGATTTATTTTTTTAAAAAATTTAGGACCTGAATGACATGCATACACATATTGATCTTCACTGGCACTAATTGTACCAACTTTTTCGCCATTGTTTTCTACAATCCAAAATTTATCTTTTAATAATTCTTTTGCTTTTACTGTCATTGTGGATACCTCGCTTGTAATGGTTCAGCAAATCCTTGTGCCTGATCTGCAATTCTTTGTAAGTCCCATTTTGCACAAAACTTTAATAGACGCATGCCCACTTGTGTAATATTTTTAGTTTCTACGTTAGTAGTCATTTCGTTGATAATTTCTCTAATATCTGCAGGTTGTGCAGTTAGATCACATAATGTAACATTACGATTATAATCATCAAGAACACGATGTTCTTCACCGTTGTGATCTACCCAACGCTGTAACATCATGTTATTCCAATTGAATCCTTTTGTATTCTTATCTTCAAATGCTTCTAGCAATCCTACCTTGTTCTTTGTACCTTTTTTGCGTACACCCGGATAAGCAGAGAACACATTGTCACTGGTATCGCCACGCATGCACTTTTCAAACAATAGCCACTCAGGGTCTGGAGCAGGCTTAGATTCTTTAGTTTTCTTATCTAAAACTTCTTTGCCTTTATCGTCAAAGTAGCCTTCATGTGTAATAGTAGTATTACTAACACCGTTGTACTGTTTCACATTAGGAGCAATAAGTTGTGCAAAGTCGCCATCTGTACTTATAATAATATGATTATCAGTAGGATGATTTTGTATCCAACCTGCAATCAAATCATCCGCTTCTAGTTGCGGATGCCGCAATACTGTACAATTTGTCTTTGTATCGATAAAATCTTTAAACTCGTCAAAGATTTCCCAAAATGCCTTATCTTCTTCTGCTTCTCTAGGAGACATTGCATCACGAGTTGCTTGTCTATTGCGTTTGTAAGGCTCATAATAATCCTTACGCCAGCTACGTCCTTCTAATAAAAAGACAACATGATCGGCATCAAAGTCCTGCCAAGCCTTTTTAATACTTTGGAATGTAACATGTAAAGCCATGCCTACTTTTGTGTCGATGTCGCCACGTACTACATGCCGAGCTCTAAAAAAAGTATTAGCGGTGTCTACTAGGATATATGTACTCATGTCTCTCTTCGTAATATTCTGGTTTCATATCTAAGCTGTCATGGAGATCGAAAACTTCATGACCCTTCATTATATAAAGTATAGCATCTTTTGCCGGTATTAGCAAGAGCTTTTCGTCCACAAAGTACAGTCTGTGTTCAATCACGATACTGAACTCTTTCCTTTGTCAATTGGTACTACATTAATATAACCCATTTCTCGCTGTGTGTCAAGTCCTTCTTCTTCCAACATCTGGATTACAATAGTCCTAAACCAAGCATCAACAATT